AATAATAAAACGAAGAATAGAAATAGTAGAAAATAAACTTAATAACCTATGATAAAACCAATGCTAGCACATAAGTTCAATGACAGTCGTGTTGACTGGTCACAACCTGTGTACATACAACCTAAACTCGACGGCGTTCGCTGCGTGTTTACAAAAGATGGTGCGTTCTCACGTACCGGTAAAAAATTTATGAACGTCAAACATATTGAAATGGCGTTACAATCGTTCTTTAAGCAACATCCTGATATTGTGCTTGACGGTGAGTTATACAATCACAAACTAAAACGTGATTTTGAAAAGATAATATCATTAGTTCGTAAGCAAAAGCCTACCGATACTGATAGACGTGATGCTCAGCATCTCGTGCAGTTTCATTGCTATGATTATATCGATGATAGATATGATTCATATGATACTAGACGAGATCAGCTTATTTGTTCTAACATCTATGATGCTCAGATCAAGTATGTTCATGCTGATCCTGTCCACAGCTATGAAGCTGCTAGAGACTTCCATGCGGCATATCTTAGTGAGGGCTACGAAGGTTCTATCATCAGACTTAACGGTGTATACAAACACGGTAGGTCTTACGATCTAATGAAGTTTAAAGACTTTAGTGATACCGAAGCAACTATCATAGGTTACGAAGTAGGTAAAGGTAAGCGTTCAGGCACGCTCGGCAAATTCTTAATGCTAGATGATGAAGGCGTACAGTTTGGTTGTCCTCCAGGCAAAGGCTATACGTACAAAGATCTAGCACATATGCTAACTAATATACAAGATTATATTGGTAAGCGTGCGACGTTTACTTATTTTCAACGAACACAAGCAGGTTCATACAGACACCCGCTATACAAAGCTTTACGAAACTATGAGTAGACAATTTAAAAACGATGTGCTATTTAAAGTCCAGGTTACTGTAAATGGCAAACAAGAATATAGTATTAACGAGAAAGATTATGACGCGTTATGTGATAAACTTACTGACGTAATGATACGAGAAACTTTATGAATATATTTTATTTAGATAAATGTCCTGACAAAGCAGCTAGACTACAATATAATAAACATGTAGTTAAAATGATACTTGAATCGGCACAAATGCTTTGCACAGCTCATCACCATTGGGCAGAAGAGGTTGGTTATAAGTCTGATTATATTCCTTATAAAACAGCTCATTACAACCACCCATCAACAATATGGTGTAGAAAAAATATAAAACAATACTATTGGCTATATAATCATATGATAGCATTAGGTGATGAATATAATAAAAGATATAATAAAACTCATTTGACAATAACTAAATGTAAAGAGCCATTAGAGCTCTGTCCATTTGGTATGCCTGATGGTAAGTTTATACAACCACCACAGGCTATGCCTGATGAGTTTAAGCGTGATTGTGCTATACACGCGTACTGGTTATACTACGTGTATGACAAAAAACATATAGCGCATAACAAAGAACAATTATATGATACTAAATACATTAAAGATCATTTTGGTTACAGCGACGATTTATCATGCTACACCGGAACAGACGGATAGTACTCCTGATATAACGGCTAGCAATAAAAAAATAGATCTTAGTAATCCACAAAAACATAGGTGGATAGCTGTATCAAGAGATTTAGAAGCTAAAGGTTTAACGTTTGGCGTAAAAGTTAAAGTTACCGGAGCTGGTAATCTTGACGGTATATGGACCGTACAAGACAGAATGAACCGCAGGTGGTTATCACGTATTGACTTTTTAGTCAATGAGGATATGACAGGTGGTAAATGGGAAAATGTCAGAATCGAAATAATCGATGATGACAATAGGTTATAAGATATAATTAGTAATAGGCTAATGTCACACGATAGAAATATAAAATGGTTAAATGATAGATACATCGTATATAGAAGAGATCCTATAAATGACGTACCTACCATTGAAACTAATCAGTATAAATACTACGAAAATGGTACGTATGAGTGTTATCACTTGTTTAACAGCAAGGCTAAAATAACTACATACAAATCGTTGAAGTGGCACATGCTTGTATTGTATTATCTAAATGAACATATAGAATTAAAACATGTTTTTAGATTTATAGCCAATAAAGAAAATGGTTTTGTTACCTTCTTCATTAAACAGCGATTACTAGATGAAATGATAGAAGATGTATTAAAACAGGGTGGTGATCCACCCGCAAACAAGCTACGCAAAGTAGTATTTAAAGACTATTCAGGTTTAGACTTGAGTGGTAAATTAAAAATTGTAGGTCAATTAATAGGCAGATCAAGCATAGACAAAGAGATGATATATCAAACTATGTTAGACTTAAACGACTGGGGTAAGAAAATTACTATCAGTCGTATTGCTGGTTTGCTTAATTGCTCTACAAGAACAATACATCGCCACATGTGTGATGAATTAAAACAAGAAAAACAAATGTTAAATGAAGAAGTATAATTTAGATAATTATATAAGGTACAAAAACGAAGTTCAAGAGTTAACAGCTAGATTACCAGAAATAACAAATGGTGATTACACTGTATACGACGATAAACAAATGGTAACTTGTTTTTTACCGCTAGTAGAGAACGTTGCAAGAAAGTTTTCAACTAGTCAACAAGCCTCAGGTGTAATGACTATACTTGATCTGATACAAGAAGGTAACGCTGGTTTAACACTAGCTGTTGGTAAGCTTGATCGTTCAATGTTATTAGAATCTGAAGACCAAGAAAAAACTTTAAAATCATTTTTCTCAAAACGTATCAAAGGTGCAATACGTAGAGCTGTAGATATTAATCGTGGTAACATGAGAATACCTGAACACAAGCTTAATGAAATACGTAAAAATTTTGGTCACAATAAAAAAATGGTTGAAATGTTTTTCAATAGTATATTTTTAAGTATTGATGAAAAGAAAACAGATCTTAATGAAGACTGGGCTGCGCAGATACCTGATAAGTCAGAACCGTATAACGTAGGTATGTTAAATCAATATCTAAAAGGTTTACTTAAAAAACATCTAAACAATAAGGAGTATGAAGTGTTACGTATGAGTTATGGTTTAGACTGTGACAAGCATGATGCTAAGACAATAGCTAGTAAACTAGGTATACAAGGCAGCAGTGCTTATGTGCGAGTTTCGCAAGTAAAAAAGCAAGCAGTACAAAAGCTTATTGATAATGTAGATTACACGCAAGTGCTTGATTATCTTTAAGTTATAGAGTGAACAATTAGTTAAATAGCGTTCACCAATATGTAATTATAGATATAGACAATTTAATTTTATAATATGACTTTACAACAAAAACTGGCTCAGATTCAAACTGAGCTCAAGGCTAAAAAGAGTAGATTTAATTCTTTCGGTAAGTACTATTTTCGTAGTGCTGAAGATATACTTGAATCAATAAAGCCTTTCTTACTAAAGTACAATGTGACCGTTACTGTTAATGAAAAGTTAATAGCAGATACTAACGGTGTTCCAGTACTAAAATCAACAGCTACAATACACGACGAAAAAGGTATGACGTTATCAACGTCTGCTATAGTCGGCGTAGACTTAATGCAAAAGGGTATGCAAACTCCACAACAGTTTGGTAGCGCATCATCCTATGGTAAGAAATACGCTTTAGGTAATTTGTTTCTTATCGATGATACTCAAGACAGTGATGCTACAAATAATCACAAGTCTGACTTCGATATGGATGCAGCTAAAAAGTATATTAAATCTGGCGGTACGTTAGATGCGATAAAGAAAAAATATAAACTTACTCCTGAACTAGAAAAACAACTAACACTATAGTATGACAAAAGAGGAGATCCTAAAAAAGCTACGTAATGATGAAGATTATTATGGAGATTTTGGTAGGAATTTTTTAAGTACTTCTGATATTGGTGTGTTGTTAAAAAACCCATTAGCTTATGGCCAACCGTCAAAACAAACATCTGCATTTTTAGTAGGTGGTTATTTTCACACAGCTATACTAGAACCAGATAAACTGAAAAAGTATAAAGTGATACAATCATCAACTAGAAATACTAAATTGTATAAAGAGATGTCTGAAGGCGAATTATGTTTATTACAACATGAAGTTGATCATATCGAACTTATGACTGAAAAAATTATGAGTAATGAAGTTTGCAAAAATTTAATCAAAGGTGCTAATGTAGAGCATGAAGTACCGGGTGTTGCCAAACTAAATAAATATACCTGGAAAGGTAAAGCAGACATTGTTAATCATGATGATAACGTTATAGTTGATTTGAAGACTACAGCAGATATAAACAAATTTAGGTCAAATGCATTTAGGTATAATTACGATGCACAAGCGTACATATATAGTCAATTGTTTGGCTACGAAATGATATTCTTAGTTATCGACAAGACAACGCACCAAATAGGAGTGTTTGACTGTTCGGCGGAGTTTTACGCGTCAGGACAAGACAAGGTTAATAGAGCAGAAGATGCTTATGAGCTGTTCTATAAAACCAAGGATTTTAATCCACAGCAATATTTCATAAGCAAAACACTTTAATTTAATAATATGGCAAGAACTAGAAAAAGAACATGCGACGTAACAGGCATGACAACAAGCGTTAACAACTTTTACGCAAATCAATCACACGTTAAAGCTGTTGACAATTTAAGAAGAGGCACTGGTGCTACAAAAGCACAAATGTCTAGAATGTTTAACCAATTAAATGCTTATTAATTATGGCAGGAATTATTAAAACTAGTATTAACCTATCAGAAATACCTAAAGATAAAATTATCACAGGTAAGAAAGGTAAATACTTACCAATTAGTATCTCAGTTAACGACGAACCTGATCAATTTGGTAATCAAGGTCCAGTTATTGTAGATCAGAGCAAGGAAGAAAGAGATGCGAAAGTAGCTAAAACTTACCTTGGCAACTGTAGAGTTGTTTGGACAAACGGCACGTTCCCAGAACCTGTTGGTAATCCACAAAATGACAGCTCTGTAAATGTGCAGCAACCAGTTGCGGCTGTAAAAGATGATTTACCGTTTTAAATATTATAAATGCAAGTAGAAGATAAAGAGATCAATGGCTTTTTGATTGATGAGTTCAATCAATATAATCTTGACGTAGGTAAAACACAGGGGATTTGTCCTCTGTGTTCCCACGACAGGAAACCCAAGAACCAGAAGCTTAAATGCTCTAGTTATGATTGGGAACGTGGTCTCGGTACTTGCCATAACTGTAATACAACTTATCAACTACATACTTACAAACGTAAGGGAGCTAGTGAGCGTGAATACGTACGTCCTAGTTTTTCAACTAAGACACACAAAACTCCCAGTAGTAAAGTTATAGAATGGTTTAAGTCTAGAGGAATATCTCAGGGTACTTTAGAAGCATTAAATGTTTCTGAAGGTCCTGAGTATATGCCTCAAACTGGCAAAGAAGAGAACACGATTAAGTTCAATTATTTTATAGGTAACCAACTAATAAATGTTAAATACCGTGACGGTGCTAAAAACTTTAAGTTGTATAAAGGTGCTGAAAAAGTATTTTATAATATTAATAGTATTGTTGGTCACACAACCTGTGTAATAGTTGAAGGCGAAATAGATGTATTATCATTACATGAATCAGGTATAAGAAACGTTATATCAGTTCCAAATGGTGCTACATTAAATCACAATAACCTAGATTACTTAGATAACTGTATAGATTATTTTGAAGATAAAGAAAAAATAATACTAGCTGTAGATGCTGATGAACCTGGCACTATGTTAAAACAAGAGTTTATACGTAGGCTTGGGGCTGAAAATTGTTATCTAGTTGATTTTAACGATTGTAAAGACGCAAACGAGTACTTAATAAAGTATGGCAGCAACGAGCTTGCTAATGCTATACACAGCGCAACGCAAGTTCCGCTAGAAAATGTAACAACACTAAAACACATTGAAAATGATCTTAAAGACTTTGTTAAACATGGTTTTAAACCGGGCTTCCAAGTTGGGCTCAAAAATTTCGACGAAGTATTCAGCACTTATACTGGACAGTTTATTACTGTTACTGGTATTCCTAGCAGTGGGAAGTCTGATTTTGTCGATCAAATGGTGGTAGGGTATAATAAAATGTACGGTTGGAAGACAGCTTTTGCTAGTCCTGAAAACGCACCTATTTATTTACATGCTCACAAGCTCATGCGTAAAACATGGGGTGACATGCCTAATCCTAGCGATATTGGAAGTGGTAGATGGAAAGAAGTATCTGATCACGTTAATGATAATTATTATTTTATCGATATGGATAAATATAGTTTAGAGTCTGTATTACGTAAAGGCGCTGAGCTAGTTAAACGTAAAGGTATTAAATGCCTTGTAATAGATCCTTATAATAAAATAAGAGATGCAAATGCCGTGTCAGATGATGTTAATAGATATACTATGGACTACTTATCAAAGATAGAGCAGTTCTGTAAAAAGTATGACGTTTTAACGTTTATAGTAGCACATCCAACAAAGATGATGAGAGATCAAAATGGTAAAATACAAGAACCAACTATGTATAATATAAAAGGTGGTGGCGAATGGTATGATGCAAGTTATCATGGTTTGTTGGTACATAGAGATTATGAAGCTAAAAATACTAAAGTTAAAGTATTAAAAGTTAAGTTTCAAAACCTTGGTGAAAACGGTGCTGAATCGTTTTTTACTTGGGAACCAAGATCAGGTTCATTTGTACCACAGGTTAATGTGTTAGACGAAAACAAAGATGACAGCAGCCTTCCGTGGGAATAAAAAATACAGTATGGGCGAGTATGTCCGAACTGATGAAGAAGAAAAAGCTTTGCTTTGGTGTTACGAAAACGATATATGTATAACACCTAGACAAGCTAAATGGGGAGAGCCTATTTGGTATATAGATATAGAAAAAGGTAAATATCCTAATCGTAAGAAATTAGGCACAACACCTCATGTTTATGGACCAACTAGAATATGGGAAAAGGTAAGCGAATATCAATTATATTATTATAAGAAATATGCAAAATAATTTTTTTAACGCTAATCATGCGTACAATTACTTATGGGATCACATAATAGAAACAGGTGTTGATTTTGATAACACTAAAGCTATATTTAACTGTGGTTTTAGAATTGAAAATCCTATGGATAATCATATTACAAATCCAGATCGTAATTGGAAAGCTGATTATGCTGAAGCTGAATGGCAATGGTATTTATCAGGAGATAATAGTATCGCAAAGTTAGGTACTATATATGGTAAGATACCACCAATATGGGTAAAGATGTCTAATCGCAAAGGTTTAGTTAATAGTAATTATGGTTGGCAATGGCAACGTAATAACCAATTAGAATATGTTATTAAAAAGCTAAGAAAACATAAAGAAACTAGACACGCTGCAATTAGCATATACGATTGTAAAGAGCATAACAACTACAAGAAAGATACCCCTTGTACGTATGCTGTTCAATTTACAATACTTAATGATAAACTGAATATGTCTGTTTATATGCGTTCTAATGACCTCTGGTACGGTTTTTGTAACGATCAATACTGTTTTAGTATGTTACAAAAATATGTTGCAGAGAGATTGTCTATGGACATCGGGTGGTATTACCACCACGCACATAACATGCATATATATAACGACAAATTATGACGTATTATATTTATCATATTCCAGGTAAAAAAATCGGTGTTACCTGTGATCTTAATAACCGGGTCACAGTTCAACAAGGTTATAGTCCTGATGAATATGAAGTACTAGAAAGCTCTACTGATGTAGATTATATATCTACAAAAGAGAGAAAATTACAAAGAGAATATGGTTACCGTGTAGATATGGTGCCATATAAAAAACTTAAATCTAAATCGAATATGAATATAAATATAACTGAACAGACCACAACGTTTCCATGTCCAGTGGATAAATTAAAAGGTCAATTGTTTGATAACATAGGTATGTCTTGGAATACTGATCACGGTCAGTTAGATATAACACCTAAAACAATAGACTGGATAATGAAAAACGTAAAAGTTTCTATGTTTAATAATAATAGAAGCTATGTATATAATAAAGCATTTGCTAGGTTTTACGATAACAATGATGTTTTTGCAAAACCAACTCCAGTAAAATGTTCTAAAAAACCTTTAAAAATGTTTGAGCTTATCAGGCAATGGGCTGATGAAAGAGGTATATATGACAAAGGTGATACTAAAACTCAATTAATTAAACTCCAAGAAGAAATGGGAGAGTTAGCTAAAGCTACCTTAGAAAAAGACCAAGCAGAAGTTATTGATGCTATTGGTGATATGGTTGTAGTATTAACTAACTTAGCACATTTAAATAATGTACATATTGAAACTTGTATAGCTGACGCATACAACGTAATATCAAAACGTACAGGTAAAATGGTTAATGGAACGTTTGTTAAAAATGAAGATTAAGACTAAAGATAAGATAGTACAAGCAGTACTAAGGAAGATGGACAAACGTAGCATTGTTGGCCAAAAGAAATACGGTCAAACAATGGAAAACGAAATAGACACAGGTAAGAAAGACTTACACATGTTTTTAACTGATGTACAAGAAGAGATCATGGATGCGTTGTTGTATATTGAAGCAGCAAAAAGATGTTTGACAGAAGAGATTGAAGAAGCTGCATTAAAACAATTTGTTATACATGATGAGGAAGAGGAATTATAAAAGAAAAAAAGGACCTGTTACAAGTAAAAAAGTTACTTGTGACGGGATAACCTTTGCGTCAGGACTAGAAAAGTATATGCACTTAGCTCTTAAAAAAGCAAAAATACAAGCTGTATATGAAGGACATACTTATGAAATATTTCCTTCATACCAGTTTGATACATCAGCTTATGAGAGATGTGCTAATGGTAAAGGTGATTATAAAGATCGTGGGCATAAGAAAATATTAAACATATCTTATACACCAGACTTTATGGGTCAAGGCTTTATTATTGAGTGTAAAGGTAGAGCAAACGAAAGTTTTCCTTTACGTTGGAAAATGTTTAAGAAGTATGTTAAAGAACATTTACCTAATGTTATATTGTATAAACCACAAAATCAAAAAGAATGCGACGAAACAGTAAGGCTAATTTTGAAAAACAAAGGAGCAAGGAGATAGCAAGACGCATGTATGCGTTAAGAAAAATTGATACTTTTATTAAGTGGACAATAACACAAAGAGGTTATTTAAAGTATAAACATTTAAAAGAACAATATTTAAAGTATAATTTACCATGGCACGATTAACATTAATGACGTACAAATGGAAACCTAAAAAGAAAAGACCAGGCGTACATAGTAAAAACAGAAACACAAAAAACAAAAACGGTAAGTATTATAATGGTACTGCTTATAGAGGACAAGGAAGATGAAAAAATGGGAACTAAGTTTTGGCCTGTTTACAGGACTTTTATTTGGATATAGATCGTATCCAGATGTAGAAAACAATAAGATAGATCACGTATTTTATGTATTTATATTTGATATTTGTTTAACCTTTCAATACTAATAAATGGGATTATTTGACAACAGAATAGCATACAAACCTTTTGAGTACCCTGAGTATTATACTGAGGGTTGGTTGAAACAAGCTCAAGCGTTTTGGTTACACACAGAAATACCTATGTCAGGTGATGTTAAAGACTGGAACGAAAAACTTACAGAAGAAGAAAAAAGTTTAGTAGGTAATATACTGTTAGGCTTTGCACAAACTGAATGTGCTGTGTCAGATTATTGGACACAAAAAGTTGTATCATGGTTTCCTAAACATGAAATACAACAAATGGCAATGATGTTTGGATCACAAGAAACAATACACGCTGTAGCATATAGTTATTTAAATGAAACTTTAGGTCTTGAAGACTTTGAAGCTTTTTTACATGAACCTGCAACAGCAGAAAGATTTGATAATCTTGTGGCTTATGAAGGTACTGATCCTGTTGAAATAGGTAAATCATTAGCTGTATTTAGTGCGTTTGCAGAAGGTGTTTCATTATACTCTGCGTTTGCGGTATTATATAGTTTTCAAATGAGAAACTTATTAAAAGGTATAGGACAACAAATGAAATGGAGCGTGAGAGATGAATCGTTACACAGTCGTATGGGCTGTAGACTATTCAGACACATGTGTGAAGAAAAAGACTTTTTAAAAGAGTCTTGTAAACCACATATTGTAGAAGCAGCTCATGTAATGCATGATGCTGAAATGAAATATATTGACAAGATGTTTGAGGCAGGTGATATTGAGGGTATGAAATCTTATGACTTAAAACAATTTATAAAGAAAAGAATAAATGAAAAACTTGTTGAGCTCGGATACAAAGAGCTCGCAGAAGAATTTGAATACGACGAAAAAGCCTCGGAAAAGTTGGATTGGTTTTATCATCTTACTGGTGGGCATACTCATACCGACTTTTTTGCTATTAGGCCAACAGACTACAGCAAAGCGAACGAAGGAGAAGATTTTGAAAATATTTGGTAAATAATATGTGGAGTAACAGATGGAAAAAAGGCGTTGATTACCCGGACTGGGCAGACGCTGACGTATATAAAAAAACAATAACTGGTGGTTATCTATACAATGGAGAAACACCACGTGAAGCATATCAACGTGTAGCTACAACTGTAGCAAGACGTTTAAAAAAGCCAGAAATGGCTGATATATTTTTTGATTACATATGGAAAGGCTGGTTATGTCTAGCCTCTCCAGTGTTATCAAATACAGGTACTGAAAGAGGATTACCAATATCCTGCTTTGGCATTGATGTCGCAGATAGTATATTAGATATAGGGCAGAAAAACCTAGAAATGATGTTACTAGCTAAACACGGTGGTGGAGTTGGTGTTGGTTTAAATATGATCAGACCAGCTGGCGCAGAAATTACAATGAATGGTACATCAGATGGTGTTGTACCTTTTTGTAAAATATATGACTCTACGATACTAGCAACTAATCAAGGAGCTGTACGTAGAGGCGCTGCATCAGTTAACTTAAATATAGATCACAAAGACTGGGAAGACTGGTTAGAAATAAGAGAGCCAAAAGGCGATGTTAATAGACAATCATTAAACCTACATCAATGTACTATAATCGGTGATAAGTTTATGCGTAAACTTAGAGACGGTGATAAAGTTGCAAGACGTAAATGGGGTAAACTACTACAGAAACGTAAAGCAACTGGTGAACCTTATATAATGTACAAGGGTAATGTAAATAAAAACAACCCTTCAGCTTATAAGGATAACGCTCTGAAGGTCTTTATGACTAATATATGTTCAGAGATAGTTTTACACACAGATGAAAATCATAGCTTTGTATGTTGCTTATCTAGTTTAAATCTAGCTAAGTACCACGAGTGGAAAGACTCAAACTTAATATATGATAGTGTATGGTTTTTAGATGGTGTTTTAGAGGAATTTATACAAAAAGCAAAAAACAGGAGAGGCTTTGAAAATGCTGTAAGATCTGCTGAAAAAGGTAGAGCACTTGGTTTAGGTGTTTTAGGTTGGCATACTTATCTACAGCAAAAAGGCTTTCCGTTTGAAGGATTATTAGCACAATATGAAACAAGAAGAATTTTTAGTCAAATTAAAATCGAGTCTGAAAGAGCTTCAATGGCTCTTGCTTCTGCTTATGGAGAACCTCTTTGGTGTGTCGGTACTGGCTTTCGCAATACCCACTTACGTGCTATTGCTCCCACTGTATCTAATAGCAAGCTCGCTGGGAATATATCCCCGGGGATTGAACCGTGGGCAGCTAACGTCTTTACAGACCAAAGTGCAAAAGGAACTTTCATCCGCAAAAATCCAACTCTAGTAGCTGAGTTAGACAAGCATGGTTTGAACACAGAAAAAATATGGAAACAAATTTTAAAAGACGGTGGTTCGATACAAGGTATCAAAGCATTAGACAAAATTACTATAGGAGAACACGACATACCTATAAAAGAAGTTTACAAAACTTTTAAAGAAATTAATCAACTAGAGTTAGTTAATCAAGCTGGTATCAGACAGCAATATATAGATCAGTCTGTAAGCTTGAATTTAGCTTTTCCTTCACAAGCAGATCCTAAATGGATTAATAAAGTACATTTAGAAGCTTGGAAAAAAGGAATTAAAACTCTATATTACATGAGAACCGAGTCTGTATTAAGAGGTGATATTGCATCTCAAGCTATGGACCCTAACTGTTTAAGTTGCGATGGATAATATAACATTAAAAGACATATTAAACCCAGTCGATCCTAAGAGGTTTTGGCTGCATTACTGGGGTAAAAAACATTTAGTTATTAGAAGAAATATATTTAAAACATTATTTAAATGGAACGATTTTAATAACGTAATGAACAATTACCCAGATAATTTAAATCATTTACAAGTATTAGACTATGACGGCAAAGGTAAAAGCTGGTGTTTAAACAAAGTTAAATCAGGTAAATTAAAATTACCAATGTTGAGCAAAGAAGAATTGTTTGAATTTTGGCAGTCAGGTAAAACATTTGTATTACCAGGTGCTGAGTACACGAAAGAAAAGTTTGTTGCGATATGTAACGAGTTTGAAAGATACTTTAATAGAGGTACAGTTAATATATATTGCTCAAGTAAAAAAGATGCTGTTGGGTTTCCAGCGCATTGTGATCAAACAGAAAACTTTTTGTTTCACACTGAGGGTAAAGTTAAATGGACTATATATGAAAACTCAGCTCCTAATAGAGAGCCTGGTAAAGTAGTTGATGAGTTTGTTTTAGAACCTGGTGATTTATTGTATATACCACAATACAGGTATCACAAAGCTGAATCACTTACACCTAGAATATCTATAAGTATACACTTTGCAAATAAAAAAAATCAAACGTTAAAAAAGTTTAATATAACGGCAAAGGGTAAAGGTATGTACAGACCTAAATGGTATGATTGGGTGCCAAAAGATTTGTATTTTAATAAAAAAGGTTACCGCACAAACGAAGTGCCTAAAAGGTTTAGGATGGGTGGTAGCAATTGGAAAAAAACTTATTTTAATAATTTAAAAAAATGAATAGAGTAGCAATAGTAGAAGCTCCTTACAATATTAGAAACTCAAGATTAATGGCTAATTTAAATAATGCGTTTTGCGCTAAATGGGTTATTGATAACGTAGAAAAGATAGAGGATATTGAAACTAAAGATTACGATTGTTTAGTATTGTTTGGTGATAAAGAAAAATTACAAAAGATAATAAATGAAAGCAGGTAAAATATGGGGTAAAACAGAAATGATCCATAAAAACGGCGTCATGGAGTTTCACCGAATACAATTTAATAAAGGATTTAAATGCTCTGAACACGAGCATAGATTTAAATGGAACGGATTTTTTGTAGAGTCCGGTAAGATGCTTGTCAGAGTATGGCAAGAAGATCAAGGTCTTGTTGATGAAACAATACTTGAAGCAGGTGATTTTACTATGGTAAAACCTGGTAAAATACATCAGTTTGAGGGTGTTGAAGATGGTGTTGCTTTTGAATTATATTGGGCTGAGTTTAATCACGATGATATAATAAGAAGAACAGCTGGTACTAAGATATGAAAAACATAGCGGTAGTTATACCAGCAAGACTTAATAGTACTAGAATCAAACACAAAATGTTGATGAAGTTCGATGATGAACCTTTGATACGTCTTGTGTTTGATAAAGTACGTATGATGGGATATGATACATTTGTAGCGACAGACAGTAAGCGTATTGCTAAACTGTTTCCAATTAAATGGTGTATACAAACGGGTAAAGCTGATAACGGTACACATAGATTATCTAAGAGAGTTGTATTAGATTTAGTAAATGAATATGATTACATATTAAACGTGCAAGGTGATATGTTAGATATAAATTTAGATACAATGAGACCTATAATAAAAGCATTAAATAAAAAAGATGTAGTCTGTTTAACCGCTTACACAAAGGGTGCTAAACCAGATGATGTAAAAGTTATACATCAAAATGGTAAAGCAATGTGGTTTACAAGATCTGACATAGGTTATGGCGATAGACATTTAGGTATATACGCTTATAAACCTTATATGTTAAAAGCATATAGAGTTATGAAAGATAAATATAAATTAGAAAACTTAGAACAAAACAGAATATTAGGTTTATATGATATTGATGTAGTTGAAACTACATACGATGGAGTAGAAGTTAATACTTATAAAGATATAAAATGAAATACGGAGAAAAATACAAAGCATTACACCAAGGCGCTGCATATAAAATAAAAGAACGTGACGGTAGTTGGAGAACTAAGGTTGAAGGTGGTTATGGCGATGGTAGTGGTTGGAAAACAATATTACATCCAACAAAAAAATGGATAAGTGAAAATCCAGGCTCAATGATATTAGACTATGGTTGTGGCTCTGCTCAAGTTTGGCATAAAAGAAAAGGAATATATAATGGTGAAAAATACACAAGGCCAGGCAAAAGAGTTCCAGATAAATATGACGCTATGACATTGATGGAGTTTTTAGGTGAAAACGTTGCTGGTTTTTATAGGTATGACCCATGTCACCCTATATACCACGTTAGACCACCACAGGCTAAATTTGATATGACAGTATGTTGTGATGTTGTAGAGCACGTTCCGTTAGAAGAGTTACCAGCTTTACTTAGAGATCTAGCAGATTTAACTTGCACATGCGGTGTTATAGTTATGTCTATACCTATGTCACCTTCACACGCGCATTTTGATAACGGTGAAAACATGCATGTTACATTAATGCACCCAGATAAGTGGAAAAAATTAATAAGAAAATATATACCAAAACATAAACTTATAGTAAATTTTACTAAATGAAAAAACCTATATTGATAGCTGGACCATGTAGTCTAGAAGGTAGAATACAAGCGCATGAAATATCTAACAAATGCTCAGAGCTAGCAGATAAGTATGGTTTTGATTATTATTTCAAAGCTTCATTTGACAAGGCTAATAGAACATCTGTAAACTCTAAACGAGGTATTGGCATAGATAAAGCTATAGATATATTTGCTGAGTTGAAAGAGCTAGATGGTTGTAAGATTACAACAGATATACATGAACCTTGGCAAGCAGATAAGTTAGCTGATGTTGTAGATATTATACAAATACCAGCTTATTTATGTAGACAAACTGATTTATTAGTTGCTGCGGGTCACACGTTTAAAAATGTTAATATTAAAAAAGGACAGTTTATAAATGGTAGCAATATGATACACGCTGTTAATAAAGTTAAAAGTACAGGTAATAATAATATTATGCTAACTGAAAGAGGTAGTATGTTTGGTATGGGTGATCTTGTTGTAGATTTTAGACAGATCATAGACATGAAAGAATTAGACGTACCAGTTATAATAGACTGTACGCACTCAACACAAAGACCTAATTCAGGCAGCACAACGGCTGGTCAACCACGCTATGCTATACATATTGCAAAAGCTGCAAAAGCAGTTGGCGTTGACGGTTACTTTTTTGAAGTACACGAAAATCCTAGTGCAGCATGGAGTGATGGGTCTAATATGATTAAGTTAGATAAATTTGAAGAAATATTAAAACAATTAGTATGAGAGTATTTATAGGACATGATAGTCGATACCCAGAGGCAACTAAAGCCTGTTATAAATCTATAAAAAAACATAATAAAAACATAAAGATAATTCCTTTATATAAACACAAGTTAATAAGTAAAGATATATACGGTAGAAAAGAAACAGAAGGTGAATCAACAGAGTTTTCATTTACACGTTTTTATACACCACTTATGTCTAAATACAAAGGTCTATCTATGTTTTGTGATAATGATTTTATATTTAGAGATGATGTTGCTAAGGTTTTTGATTATTTAAAAGAAGACGATTTAGTAGCTTGTGTAAAACATAAGTACTACGATATTCAACAAACAAAGATGAACGGTATTGTTAACAAGTCTTATCCAAGAAAAAACTGGAGTTCATTAATGGTTTTTAACAATGAAAAACTAAAAGACATTTTAACAAAAGAATATTTAGATAATGCTAGTGCAGCAGATCTACACCAGTTAGCTTGGGCTGGTAATAAAATAAGTGAAATAGATAAAACTTGGAATCATTTAGTAAGTGAACAACCTTACTCCAAGAAAAATCCAGCTAAAGGTATACACTTTACAAATGGTGGACCTTGGTTTGAAGAGTATAAAGATTGTGAATTTGCAGATGAATGGAGAAATATATTAAAGAGTTAGTAAAAAATAAATCAGTTATTTTTGTAGGCAACTCTGTTGAGATGATGGCGTATAAAAATAAAGATTTTATAGACAGCCATGATATAGTTGTTAAGTTTGGTAGAGCATTAGAGGCTACTGAAGAGCAAGAAAAGTCGTTAGGTTCTAAATGTGATATATGGATAACAGGACAATTTAGATCTCATGCTTTTAAAAAGAAAATAGAAGAATTTAAACCTGGTGGTAAGTTTGAAAAAACTACTATATTAATAAATAGATCAAGAGGTAATTTTAAAGTAAAAGAGTTTGTGATTGAAAAACACATATGCGAAGAGTTGATAAAATATGGTTACAAACAAATGTATACTGACAAAGAAATAATAGATACTATGAAGGTTTATGATATGGATGTGTTAACATCAAAACAAAGACCTTCTACTGGGTTTTTAGCAATAGCTTGGTTTATAGAAAAAATAAAGACTTATAAAAGTCTTTCAATAATAGGTTTTGATTTTTTTGCTAAGTCAACAGTAACAAGAAGAGTAGGTCACAATAAAAAAACAGGTAAAGAAGAGATAAGCGCTCACGATCCACATAGCTGGCATTTACCAATATATGCTAGACCTCACAGCGCTCATTCACATCATCTCGAAGAACAATTTGTTTCTTGGCTAGCAAGAACTGGTCAATTGACTTGGCATATATTAAGTGATTTAAATGAAAAGAAAATTAAGTACACAGGTTGGGCAAAGAATATGCCTATGGTTATATGTTCACCTGAGCGTACTAAATACTATAAGAAAAGGGTAAAAGCTACTTAGCTCCACACGGTTTACCGTTGGCTATGTTAACCCATTTTTCTTTTTGAAACCAGTCTCTTAATGTAGCGCCTTTTTTTCTAGCGCCTTTGACATTAGATTTACTAGATCTTTTATATTTACCTGAAGCAGCAGCTTTACGTTTAGCACGTATAACTTTTTGCTTTTCGGCTTTACTCATACTTTTATATTTATTGTATGGTAAACAGACTTTTTTAGTCCCTCCGCCTTTTATTTTACTTTTTGGCATTTTTAATAGGTTTGTGTCCGCACCCTTTTTTCATAAGTGCTTTGTGTTTTTTAACACTACTTACATCATGGACAGATCCGTCCTTACAATACATTTTATGCTTTTTCATTATTTGATTTTTTATTTGTTCCTGCGTTATTTTTTTCCCAAGGTAAACCTCTACTTTTTGTATTTATATAATCAGTAGCGATCTTTAATGATTTACCTCCTGGATTAGATTTCCATTTATAATATAAACTGTTAAACTGTAATTGTGGCTCGTGATCGTTACCAGCCAAACTCATTTGTAATTTATGACCTTTTTCATGCTTTATAGTTTCTTGCATTTGTTTAGGTTTTAAATTTTTATTTACAAATATAGTTTTATTCTCATCAATATAACCCCAGTGTTTTTTACTAGGCATATCAACAAGTTTAATAACATTATCTAGTTTATTAGAGCTTGGATGCAAGCTTAGTAACTGATGAAACGGTTTCATCTTAAATCCCATTACTTTCTTTTTTTAATTTTTTTACAACTACCTGGTGAAAATGGCTTTTTACCCTTTACAGGTGCATATCCTGGCCAGCATCTACCTTTCTTTTTACTTTTTGCCACCTTTACCCATTTTACCTGGTCCACCTTTTTTAGTACATCTTACACCCCATCCTGAAGCATAAGCACTAGGCCATACCTTAAATTTTCTTTTTGCTGCGCTTTTACAAGCTGGACTAATTTTTCCCATTGCCTTTAAATTTTTCAATTGAACTTATACCAAAGCATCCTAAAGTAACCCATACAAATGAATTGTAAACAACCTCATTTATAATAAGATCTTTATCTGCTATAAGGCTTGTTAACAAATCAGCTACAGCAAATAATACCATAACTATAAATGAAGCAAAGCCCACTATATTTTTTTCGTTAATATCGTTTTTATCTTTAAATAATGTCCACATATTATTTCTTTTTACCACCATAAGAATATGGAAATAAGGTGTTCATAGCTTTACGCCTGCCTTCACATCCACATGGTATGTTTAAACCTTTTGACACTCTATCTACAGCAGACTTAATACCAGTCTTAGTAGTGAATTTATGTATTGTATCTCCTAATCCTCTTGATTTCATAATATTAACATTTCCATCTACGTCTAGCAGCTCGACCTCTTTCACTGGTCCAACCCTTTGATCTAGCGCAAAATGATTTTCTACGTTTAGCAGCTTTACTACCAGGTTTTACTTTACCTGTTACTGCTGTTTTTAATTTACTACCAGGGTTTTTACGTCTATAAGCTGCAACACCCTTTTTAGTCATACCAGCGCCTTCTTTAGTAGTTCTAAAGTTTCTGTTCTTACCTTTAGTAGTTTTTCTTACGTCTGGTTTTCTTTTTCTTTTAGCTGGCATAATTAATTTTTCTTTCTAGGATTTACAATTACTGGATTTGGTGGATTTGGTGGATTTATTACTGGTCTATCCGGCGGTCTCGTAATAGTTGGCGTATTGTTATTATTGTTATTATTATAATTACTATTACCATTGGATGTAGGTTTAGGCACGTTGTACAAAGCTGGGTGGTAATATGGTTTATCCCATCTAGTATAATAACCACTGTATGGTCTATACCAGTCATAACCAACTACATTATAAATTACATTAGGTCTTATATCTTTGATAGGTATTTTTAAAGTATCACCATCTTCAGTTAACGCTAACACATGAGTTACTTGAGGCCCTTTGCTTTGATAGTAATAAGGTGAACAACTAGCTAACATAGCAAATAATAATATTGCTAGTAAAATTGTTATTGATATTACTCTGCCTAAGTCTCTTTGCTTATCTGTCATATTACCATGTATTTAGTCTTACCGTTTTCACGATATGCCTTTAAACATCTTTTTCTGTTTTCACCAGGATTAACATAGCTTACATGCACCCAAGCTGGATTACTATCATCACCAAACTCCCATATCATTTGATCAAACTCTAAGTTTTCTCTAATAAACTTAAACATATCACAGTTTTTCATGTGACCAAAAGTATCATCAATATCTACTGCTTGCCCGTGACAATGCTGTGATTTTGCTGATCCACCTATCGCAGCGTTAAGTTCTGGTCCACGATAAAACGAATTTATCTTTATAGGACCTCCTACGTGCATTCTAAGAGGCTCAAATACTTTTTCTGCTAATAGCTTCATGTTTTGTAAATGAGCATCAGAGGGATCGTTTTTTAAACCAAGTCTCAAAGCGGTTATACTGTATACACCTTCTTTGTAACTTATATGTTTACTTATTTTATCCATTTTTAATTGCGTTTTTGACGGCTCTAGCTTTAGCTTTTATTTTAGCTGCTTTAGCTATTATAATATCATCTACTGTAGTTTTACTCCACAGTAAAGTCCATACGTCTTTCCAATATTCTTTAGTTAAATTCCACATTTTCGTTTTGATTTAGGTTTTCTATATTTTTTAGGTCCGTATCTTCTTTTTTTATTTTGAAATAACGGTATTGTGGCAGTTATAGTTATACCACCAAGTGTTGTTGCTAAAACATCTTCAAGCTCTACATAACCTCCAAGCGCAGCATCACTAAATTCTTTCATAACACCAGCAGCAAAAGCAGTGCATACACCCGTAATAATTGCTCTTTTTTTATCTTGATGTTGGTTAAAAGAAAAAGCATAACCCGCAGCTCCAGCTATATTGCCAGCCGCAAAGTGTAGTTGTTTATCTTTTTCTTTATATAATTGTGCATTACTTACAAATGCAGACAGGACAAAAAGGACACATATTTTAAAATTTACTTGCATTATTAATTTCATCAATGGCTTCTTGAATATCGTTTAAATCTGCTGGTAGCATTAAATCTAAACCAGCTTTAAAAACAGTTTCTTTTATACCGTCTTTAAATATTATTAACGTGGGTGCCATACGAACCCTATATTTCTTTTTTGCTTCAGGAGCTTTTGATATGTCAACTCTATAATAGACAGCATCTTCTATTGTTTCCCACTCAGCAAAGCAATTAGCTTCATTAAATTTAGCCCAAAACTCTACAACAATAGGTTTTGTTTCATCATCACCAAAAGCATTGTGACTGTTTATTTTATCTTCAAAATTAGAATCATCTATCCAATACTCTTCAGGTACATCAGATTGACTAAATGTTAAAAAAGGTATTAAGAATAAAGTTAAGTATTTCATTATTTATTTTTTTGTATTTCATATAATCTTTCATCGATCTTATCTAGTTGATCTCTCATTGCCTCTACATCTTCTTGAGTATCCATTATTGTTTGACGTATTAACTCGTCTTTTAAATCATATTCTATTCTGTCAATAACTGGCTCAGGTAGTTCTTTTGCTAATGCTATGTCAGCTTGTAAAGCAAACCACATACCAACCATAGCTGCTATGCCTACCGCTATTGTGCCTAATGTTTTTAAATCTAATGTTATTTTAGTTTCTTCTCCAATTTGTTTTGCCATGATTATCTAAATGTGTAGTTAATTCCAAAGTTTGAGTTAAATATTTCTGAGTCCCAGAATTTAGTATATTCACCTTCGATAAACACACCGATTGATTTACTAATCTTAACACCAAATACCATGCCGGCTTGGTAATCGCTCCATTGCTCTCCAGCTAAATTATTATTATGACCGCCTTTACCCCAGCTGTTTCTATGTAAATAGCTAAAGTCTTCGTTACCTTGTACATATTTGTGATAAGGTAATATCCAACTGCCAAACGCATGAAACCAGAAGTTATTTTTATAATGGTAAAAGTCAAAACCGACGATTGGTGCGATCTCAGCAAAAGCATCAAGCCCAGCCCATGCTTCTTGATTATATCGGTTTAACAAACCAGGCATTACAAGATCTCTAAACTGTGCGTCAGTCCAAGCAACGATCTGACCTTCAGGATTAGTCCAGTACCAATCACTAACAAAGTTACCTGTTTCATCATCGCCTGAGTAATACCAATCATCATAGCCATAGTCAAAACCTAAAGTATACCAATAGTTTACTATACCTCCGTCTTCGTCAGTTTCGTTTAACCATATTTCTACAGGATTATAACCGTAAGGACGTTGATGTGTTCTATATATTGCGCCAGCAGATATACTAAATTTCTTACCAATAGGTAACCTGGCTCTTAATTCACCAGATGTATATTGAAAACCAACATTACCAGCTTCTCTAGCTTCAAACTTAGCTATATGATAATCACCAGTATGTCTTATAAATAATCTTTTATTATCAAACTCGTTACCGTTTCTTCGTTCTTTTTCCCAATGTAGCATGTATTCTAGACCTTGTACAGCTGATGTGGGCGCTGATAAAGCTACTTGTTTTTCTATTTTGTTGTTACCAGTCCAGAAATTACCAGGTTTAATTTCATAACCAAATCTAGCTAATTTACGTATACCTACACCATATCTATAATCAAATGGGTGATATATTGTTTGATCTACAACATCTGGTATTGCGTAGAAATCATCAGGATTTGTACGTATGAAATATTTAGGTTGTTCTTCTTTTGCGTTACCTATGTTACCGGCAGCATAAAAAGTTCCGTACTTTAAAAAATCTTTATATAACTCTTTAAAAAAGTTTTTCTTTTGATCTTGAGCTATTGAATTAAAGCTTATTAATAATGCTAATATTGTTAAAATTTGTTTCATCTGTAGTAAAGTTGTTATAGTTTAAGTAATCACTTGTTTTCGCTAATAATTTAAAAAATTCTTTCTCTTTTTCCTGTTGTTGATGCTTTCTTTTTCTTTTTCTTTTTATCTTTATCATCAGTTAAACCTATTTCCCAGTCTTGCCAACCACCTAATAAAGCAAGTCTTTCCCATGTTTCTAGATCATCTGATGTAGCATTTACAACATTGTTTGTTTTCTTAACTAATCTATCAAGCGGTATATTTGTTGCTGCTGATATTACATTTGCACCTGCTAGTAACGCTGGGTTATCAATAGAAAAACCTTTTTCTTTCATCTCTTCTTTGTTCCACTGATAAGATCTAGCAGCTTGATTTACCTTTGACAATTTAGATGATATAGGTGGTGATATTCTAGTTAGTTCATAACCTATTTTTTCATACTTTGGATTAGGTTTTTCTGATTCGTTAATTATTCTTATTATAGCGTTTTTACCTACTGATACAAATGCACCAGCAATACCAACACCTCTTAATAATGAATCAGCCATACCATTTGCAATGCTTTGATATTTTTCTAACTCATCTTCTTCTTCAACATCACCAAAACCAATTGCAAATATAGCTTGTTGTAACGCGTTGAATATTAAGTTCTGCACAGCTGCATAATAAATTATTTTAGAAGTATTAGTTTTCCAATCACCTCTTCTATTTTTAAGATCTGAAGCAGCTTTCTTTATTAATCTAGCATACTGCATTGGTGTGTTACCAAATGCTAGTATTATTCTACCTAATGGTCCAGCTTGTTGAGCAGATATTCTATCAGGTCTACTAGACTGCTGCGACTCTTCAGCTATTTCTCTAAAATCTTTCATAGCTTGTACTTCTGCAGCTTTTTGATCTAGACCCTGTTTCTTTAATCTGTTTATTCTGTTTCTATAAAAACTTGCACCACCTGAAGCAATAGCAAAACTATCAGCTATTTGTGTAGGTAAAAATCCAAATTCTAGTAATTTACTTATAACACCTCTTGGACCACCTTCTCTTGCCATGTTGGCAATATCTGCTTCGTTAACATTTATCTGTAAACCTCTACGTCTATCAACTAAAAACTCAGAGTTCATTAATGACATAAAGTCTTTCCAATATTGTTTTTGATTAGCAAATGCTTTACCAGCTGCAAATATATTGTTGTCTTTAAAATTAATAAAGTTAACAGAAGATATTGTTTGTAGCAATGCAGACCTTGTGTTAAAGAACATAATAGTACCAATACTATTAGTTAACCAGTCTGTTACTTGACCAGTTAATGAATCACCTTGAAAACTTCTGTTTCTACCAGTTCTCATACGTTCAAGTATACCTTCCAAAGCTTGTCTATGCGCTAAGCCAAACGCGGCTTCCATTTTATTTAAATTCTTTTCAGAAAATATAGTGTTTACATTTCTTTGCCACTCTGCTAAATGTTTAGCTCTTTTTGTAGTACCTAAGTTATCCATTAAATCAGTAGTGACAGTACCTGCTAACCAACTGCTTTTTGGAGCAGAATAACCATCGTCTTTATTTATAGCTATTAACTGATCACCAAAAGCTTTGTAAATAGGTTTACTTTCAACATGATCTGTTAATAGTTTTAAATCAGCTTTACTTAATCCAGGTATTGTCATACCTTGCTTATTCCATATATAAACTCTTACAGCTTGTTCGTTTGTGTAAGGTTCACCTGGTATTTTCTTTTGTAAGTTTTTAGGTACTACTTCTAGTTGATTTTTCAAAGCTTTGTAATCGTTCATCAAGGATGTACGCTCTCTTGATATATTACCCATAGCTGTAGCATACGGATCTAATAAATTCTTTTTATACCAAGCCATTTGATTATCACCAAGTTTACCTTTAGCTAATGTATTGTAAAGTAATCCTACAAAATCTTCAGCTGATGGCGGTATAAAAAATGTAAATCTACCTTTGCTTGATCCAACTGCTTTTGCTTTTGCTTTGCTATACACTTTTTCTGCTCCTATACCTGTTTTAGCTTCAAGTATGTCGTTAAAATCTCTATCAAGCTTAGTAAGCCTATTAGCATATGCAACTCTTGTTTTAGACTTAACATCGTATATTTCTAAAGCATCTTGAACGGCTTTAACGTTTTTGTATACATCATCAGTAAAATAAAAATCATTGTAACCTTTTGCTGCTTTACTAACAACCCACTTAGCTTTAGCTTTAGGCGTACCGTTTTCTAAACCTGTAATATTTTTTATAGGCACTTCTAAACCTATACCTTTTAAAAACTCATATATAGCTTTAGCTGACGCTTGTGGTCTAGCTGTTAAAACAAACACGTCTTTATTACCAAACTTATCTATTGCTTTTTTAAGCTTAGCGGCTAATGGTCCGGGTTTACCACCAACAACCTTATTAAATTCACTAAAATCAAACGTAGCACCCTGTTCTTCTAGTTTACTATGTTGTTTAGCAAATTCTGCTGGTGTTATTTTTGTAGTTTTACCATCTATAGTTACGAGCACTTTACTTTTACTTGTGGCTAATGTATCATCAAAATCAAAAATACTTATACCTTTTTTAGGTGCGTTAATATCTTTAGCGTTACGGTTTGCTTGATCAAAATCATTTAAATCGTTTCTTATTTTATCTTTATTAGGTGTTGATTTACTGAATTTTAAAACTTTAGGATAATCAACTTTAGCTTTTAATTTAGCTTTTGAAACGTTAGGTGTTGTTGATCTACCATACGTGTCAACATTAATTTCGTCTGATAATCTTGTGCCATCGTTTTTTATAATTAAATCAGGATTTATACCGCCATCTACAGCAGCTACTACTTCATTAAAATATCTTTCCCACCAGTTATTATTAAAAACATCCCAGCTTTGATCAAGTGACATTTTATTTTTAAAATCTGTTTTATCTAATATGTTATTAAGCGCCTTTGGTAATCCTATAATCTTATAATTTTTAACGGTAGCTTCAAATGTTTTATTAAAGTCTTTTTTTGATTGATTTAATGCGGCATCCATTAACATTTTAGCTGTGTTAGCATTTTGTAATGCGTGTTCTAAATGTGATATTTGAGATTTATCAACGTAACCACCAATATACTCAGCGCCAAGCCTTTGTATATGACTACCTTCGCTAACAGCGTTTTTAAGAAAATGTAATAATGCAGGTGTTAATGATTTATCGCTTTGAACCATATCATATATAGTTGACCACATATCTTTAAACAGCCTCATATTTTGTTTATTTGCTGCTTCCATTTCTTTTTTAGTAGCATCTTTTGCAAACTGTGCTGTTATCTTTTGTTTAACGTGTTTTTTGCCTTCAGACTGCTTACTTATGTTTGGTAATTCTCTTGTAATTATAGCGCTTATTTGATCAAATATTTTTTGATTTTCTTTTATAATCGCCTCGTTAGTAATATTTCCATCAGCATCTTTTTTCTTTCTTGCACCTATACCTAAACCATCTTTATTTGTTAACATGGCTTTACTTAAAAAACCATATCCAAATTTTTTCTCAAATATCTTAGCTATTTTAACTATGTCGTTAGCATATCGTTCCGGATCTTTCTTAACTACATACCAATCTTGTTTATTATCTGTTGAAATATCTTTCCAAGATTTTGTAATATAGTTGTCATGTTTACCATTTCTTTTACTGTATACAACTCTAGTTTTTTGTGCAGCTGTTATATTAGCTGTTTGCTTTTTAACTGCTACAGGATCTTTAGCTGTTTTAGTTTGACCTTCTAAAACTCTTTGTGCTGATGATAAACTAGCTTGTTGCGCGTATGTTTTAGCTACACCTTTTAATAACTGACCAATATCTCTATTGTAGTTATTTAGTTCGCCTGGTGGTGTAATACCTAAATCATCTTTTAATTTGTTTATTGTTTCTACAGTTGGGTTTCTAAACTCAGGTTTTAGTTCCCATATAGTTGGTTGTGATGTTAAACCTTTTGATCTTCTGTTTGTTTTATTATAAAAATAATTAAGTACTTTACCTTTCATACCTATAGATAAACCACTTACATTTCTATCAACATCTATGTTTTCACCTAACTGGTTAATATCAGCATCTGTTTCACTAACATTTTCTTCAGGTAATAGTTTTATAAATTTATCAGCATTCTGACCAACTCTAAAAAACTCTTGTATGTTACCAGCTTCAGAGTTTTCAGGTATACCATCTGTTATTTTCTTAGCGTATGTTAAGTTCTTTGTGCCGTCTGTTATTTTGTTAGCTGGTATGTTAAATATTTTACTACCTATTTCACCAGTATTATTATTTATAACTTCTTTAAATGTATCACCTTCTTTTACTTTTACAGCTTTAACTAGATCAGCTTCATTTACTTTATCTAGCTTTAATACATTAAGTTTACGTGATACTCTTGTTTGTGTTGTTGGCGTTTCTGTTTCTGTATCAGCTATTTGTTTAGTAGACTGATCTATTCTAGTTTCTCTAGCTTTTCTAGCTGACTCTATAGCTAGTTCTTTATTAGCATCTAGCTTAGCAAAATTAGTATTAGCAAAAACAAACTCACCAAACGTTTTGTTAAACGCTGGATCAAAGTTCATTAATCTACTTTGTATATTTCTTATAGTAGCATTTGCTTGCTCAACACTAGTTGATCTAGACTTAACATAGTTACTTATAACACCGTTTGGCTCTGTAGCAGCAAAAGCATCACCAAATACTTTAGGGTCGTTTTGAAACTGCTCTTTAGTTTTTATATTACTAGGTATTATATTATTGATAACATCTAACGCGCCTTTTGACTCTCTTATTTGAGTTTCTTGATCTGTTTGTGTGTCAGATATTAAATCACCTGTAGCAGCTTCTTGTGTAAGTTTTGTTTGTGCCTGTGTTAACTGACCTTTTACAATACTTTTATTATAATCTTTTATAAAATTAAATACATCTCTTGAAGTGTTAAACTTTATGTCAGATAAACCCGCTTGTTGTAGTATTCTTCTAACTATATCACCTATTTTAGTAAATACAGTTTCGTTATATTTTATCTCACCGTTAGCTACAGCATCAGCAAACAATGTTAAAGTTTCTTCGGCTTGTATCGCTGTTGGATCGTTTTTATAAGCATCTAATCTAGTTTTAAAATCACTGTCTTTTAATATATCAGTATCTATTTTATTTATTTCAACTTTAAGTGCTTCTGATAAAACTTCAGCTGCTTCTGGGTTTTTACCAATAGTATTAAATAAAACACCGTGTAATAACTCATGGGCAGCTACATTTACTGCTGCATCTTCTGCAGCGATCTCTTTATTTATAACGATTGTTTGTTCACCTGATTCAAGGTCTTGAAGTATAAATCCTTGTTGTGACGATGCTTTCTTTTCTAGGTTTTTGTCTTTAGCAATTTTATCGGCAGCATCTTGATTTTCTGCTATTTCTATATTTATTTTATCAAGTCCACTAACTATGTCAGTAACTTTTTCTGTTGTAAGATTTAATTGATTATCAGAACTTATTTTTGCTAGTCTAGCATCAACTTCTTTTAATCTATTTATTTCAGCATCGACTATAGCTTTATTAGCACCAGCTAATTCTATTTTACTAGCTAAAGTATTTCTTTCTTTTAATAACGTTACAGTTTCTTGTATTAAGTCTTTACCGATGTTTAGGTTATCAGCTAGTGTTACAGCTGATTGTGTATCACTAAAATTCTTTTTTACCTTATCTCTTTGTTCTACTGTTATTTCTCCGTTATCTAATTTTTGTTGTAGCTCAGCATCTAATCTAGCACTAGCATTTTTATTTCTAGTTATATCTATTACATCTTGATTTACATTGTCATTTTGAAAAGCAGAGTTAACATCATTTACATTTGTATTGTCTAATGTTTTATTAATGCTTCTATTGTTTTTAGCTATAAACAACTCAGCACCACCTCTTGTTTTACCACCTAAAGCACCACCAATAAGTATGTTATCTAGCACTTCATAATCATCAAATACTGAATTAAATATTTCATCAAAACCTTCAGCGTCACCTATATAAACAGCTTTAGCTGCTTTACTTAATGCAGCTGACGTACCTTCAGATAAACCTTCTTTACCATAGTCTTTACCTATTCTTAAAAATATATCTCTTAATCTTCTTTCTACAACAGCAGCACCTTGTCCTTTTAAGTTTGCAAATATACTTTTACCAATACCTCTAGTTACTGTTTCTAAAGCACCTTCTGCAACACCAACAAAACTTGAATAAGCTAAATTATCAAGATCAACTTTTTTACCTTCTTCTATAGCCTCTGTTGAAGCCTCTGCTGAGCTACCTAGTATTACTGAAGGTATACCAATGTAGGGAATCATTGCTTGTATCAATGACGGTAAACCTTCTGCAGAACTAGTTATTGTTCTTGCAATTACCTCAGGTACAGCAGATATATCACCTTTAGCAGCCGCTATATAAGCTTCTGATAAAGCTCTATTGTATTGTGGTAGTTTTGAATTTATTTCTTGTTGATAATCTTTTAATTTTTCAGAAGCTTCTAAACCACTTTCGCCAAGTTTCGCAATTGGAATATTACCAGGCATACGTCCAGCCATGATACCTTCGTATTTTTGTAAAAACTCATCTTGTTTTTCAGGTTCTAGGTTATTGTAAAATTCTTTTAATTTATTATCATCAGGCAAACGTTCCATACGAGCAACAAACTTAGCTCTGTTTATTTGAGCTGGTATTTGAGATATTCTTGCTAAAGCACCTGCACCACCTGATACAAACCTTTTACCACTAGTAAATATTTCTTCAAAGAAACCAGTTTCTTCTTGTGTATCTACACCTATTCTATCAACCTTTACTTCGGTTAAACCTTTTTCTCGCAATTTACTTACAAACTCATCAAATGATAAGTTTGCTTTGTCTGCGGCTAACTGTAATTGCTCGTTTGTGAACTTCTTACCGTTAAATTCCCACATAATTAATCAATTGAATTTATAAGCTCGTCTATTGGGTCTGTCTGATTATCTAAATTTTCAAAGAAATCATCTTGATCTTTTATTAATTTATCTTCTTTTGATTTAACACCAAAATCAAAGTCAAAAGCATCAACACCAGGTTCGTTACCATCCATAAAACTTCTTAATATTTCTTTTACTGTAGATAATTTACTAGGCGTTGTTAAACCTTTTAATAAAACCGCGGCTAGTGTATTAAATCCATATCTAGAACCTTTACCTTGAATATAATTACCTTCTTTATCTCTTTGTAACATTGGTATCTCTTTTGGTAATGAATCATCATCAACATCTTTACCATACTCAATATTAAATATTTTATTTACAGGATCAAACTGTATTGTTTTCACATGAGTTAAGTATTGAGATAAATCAGGATACTCTATAAAAGTATCTTTTTGTTTATATTTTCTATACTGATCAAGAACTATTTGTTCTTCTTCGTTTAAAGTTTCTTTATTTTTAGCTTTTTGTATAACGTTGTTTATATAGTCTTCAGATGTTTGATCACCTAATATTCCAAGTGTTGCAACTTTTGTAAGTGACCATCTTTTTTCTCTACCACTATCAGCTTGAGCAAAAAGAGTAGGATCTAATTTTTTAATAGCTTCTATATCATCTTTTGTTACCTCTTGAAGTTGATCAATAGGTATATTTTTATTTAATCTATCATGTGGTTTTATACCTTCTGTAAATATAGATTTTAATTCGTCATAAACACCAGCATCAACCGCTTTACCGCTACTTAATTTAGTAGTACCTTCTTTTACATCATCATCATCATCATCTTCAGGCGCGGTTTCTCTTCTGTATTTACTAGTTAAACCATCTTTATATATTTCGTCATATAAGTGTTCAGCAACCATATCGTTTTTAAGATTATTTAAACCTTTAATAGTTGCTGCAATATCTTCTTCTTTTACGCCTAATTCTAACAACAAAGATCTGTTTAAACTAGTATCATTATGCTTAGTTTCTAACAAATCAGCTACAATTTCTTTTTTCTTAACATCATCAGTTTCTTCATCTACAAATTTTACTAAATTTTCTAATAAAGGTTTTCCAGCTGCAAAACTAGTAAGCATGCCAAATCTTTTAGATGTACCAAAATCAACACTGTTGTTAAATATATCAGTAATCATTGTTTCATCGCCACTAGCTCCTTTTACAATATTTACATATTCTTTTACATCATCTTTTAAAAAATCTTCAGGCGTTATAGCAAAACCTTTAGAGTTTCTAGGAACACTATTATTAGCATATATTTCGTTCATTCTAGTTGTGTACTCACCTTTTAAACCTTCTAATACACCATCTTTACCGCTATAAGCTTCATCATATCTAGCTTTAAGCTCTGGATTATTATTACCTATGTATGTTGCTAGTAATCTTGAATCAACATTAATATATTTTTTAGACTCGTCCATACCTTCACGCCACTTTGGATTTTCTATCCTAATGTTCATATCAAACTCATTAGTGCCTGTTTTGTTAAATGAAAATTGTTTTTGTCCAGTTGCATCAAACTTTTTAAACCCATTTCTTGCCGCTTGAACAACCGCTGCAAATTCTAAATAAGTATCAGAACTTTTGTTTAAACCACCTTTTTCATCTAAGTCATTTAACATGCCAAATAAAGAATTTAAAGGTTGTGCTGCAGCTGTAAAGTTTTGCGCAGCTAAATCTAAATCTGTTTTAGATCTTCTTTCTTGATCAAGGTTTTTAGCAAATAAACCAAGTCTTTTAGCTCCACCAAGATCAACTCTTGTAGCTTCATCATAAAATTCATTTACTGTTTTTAATATTTCAGCTTGTGTGCCAGCTGCTAAGTCTTTTAAATTAGCAACATCTTGTTTCATTAAGTCAGATCTTACCTGAACATCTGATTCATATTCTTTTTGTTCTGCTTCTATTTTATCGTAAAAGTCTTGTGCACCTTTATACGCAGCTGTAAAAGCTTGTTGAAAGCTTCTGTTTATTAACGTGTAATCTTCTTTAAAAAATCTTGGATTTCTATAACTCATAATTATATTTGTTTAAACTCTACGTCTAGTTGTGAGTAATCTACTAAATCGAAACCATCTATATCTTTTTTAACAGCTGATTGTGGTATTTCATCAGACATTACACCTTGATAATTTTTGTTTCCGTTTATGTATTTAAATGAATATATTTTTAAACCGCTAGGTGAAAGTCTTAAAAACTTAATATCTTTTTTAAGTCGTCTATCACTAGATCCGTATTGACCTCCAAAAGGTTCGTAATCAAAACCAAATTGACCACTTGCTGAAGTTGATGTTCCTGATGCTCCGCTAAAACCACTCATAATAGTTGAGAAAGCGTTGCCACCGCCACCACCTGCAGAACCACCACCTAAACCAAATGCTTTGGCTAATGATCCTTTACCACCAGCGATACCACCTAACGCGATACCACCTAAGCTACCTAATGCGCTAGCGAAACCAGCACGTGAAGCTTGTTGAGCACCTTCCATTTTCATCCTAGCTTGATCTAACAATGCTGCGGATCTATCTTCGTCTCTAAATTGTCTAGCCTCTCTCATTTGTTGTGTAAACGAAGTACCTCTCATTCTTAATGCATCGGCTTGCGCTCCTATTTGTGCTCTTGTTACTTCAGCCTTTTGTTGACCTTGAGCTCTAAGCATTTGACTTTGTATTTCTTGTTTTTCAATGCTAGCACCAATATCTCTTTTACTTCTTAACGCTGCTTGTGCTAAAGCCGTAGCTCCACCTGCACCAGCGCCTGTAGCTCTAAGAGTATCTAACGTGTTTGCTAAAGCAACATCAGCTTCTTCTGCTTGAAACTCAGCTGCCTGTGTGGCAACGCCAATGTTTGCAAAGGGATTTGTTATATCGCCAGATCTATCTTTAGCCAACTGGCCAAGATCATTTAAACCTTGCCTCTGCGCTTTTAAATTATTGAAAGCTCGCTCAGCCTGCTTATATCTTTTTTTTGCTGCTCTAGCTCTTTTTTTAGCGCCGAAACCTTGTATCAAGCCACCTACTATGTTAGTAGCAGCTCCTATTAAAGCCATGCTCATATTACTATAATTTTATTAAACAGTAACTTCACCATTAACTGAGAATAATTCAGCTTTTGGATCATTGGAACTTTCACTAGGTTCCCAATACTGCATTGTTATGTTTGAAAAATATCCTTTTAAACCAGATGTTTGAAAGTGGCTGTTGTCTTGATAAAAATCAACAGCTTTATTTCTTAATTCACTGTAGTAGAAGTTTTCTTTTTTAATAAATCCTACAGTTTCACCTGTTCCTATTGTTGTACCTTCTTTAGGTATCTCATATGCTGTGTTAACGTCATCATAGTTACCTGATGCTCCGTAAACAGCGTAACCACCTGTTGAAAAATTAGTCATACCCCAACCAGTAGTTCCCTCGTAATCAAGGGTTAAAAATGTTTTGACTGACGATGGTTCCATGTTAAATAGAAGCTTAACATACGATGGATCGTTAAATGATGCGTCATAAAAATTACCTCTTGCCACTGTTTCATCATGTTGTCTATATAAGTTTGCTGAGCTATATGTATAAAACTCATTTTTTAAACTTACACCATGTGTTGCTTTGTATGTGTAAAAACTAACCCAACCACTAGCTCTTTCGTCAAACGCTAGCGTACCAAATGTTGTTACATCGGCTGTTGCTGTTGCGCTAGAAGCTATTACACCTCCATCAATATCTGTTCCTTCTAATGTTATAACGTATTGTTTCTTTTGCTCATCAAACGCTCCATATATAGTATCACACACTTTTAGGTTATCTTTAAACCAGTCTTTCATACCAGCGTCTGATATAGGAGTTATGCCTTGTCCACCACCTGCTCCACCTGCTAGTCTACATATAACACCTCTTTTTCTATCTGCAAAATATTTTCTATTACCAAAGTAAGCAAAACTTTCAGGATCTGTACCAATACCATACTTACCAGCATAAGGTGTTATTTGACCTATAACATTAGCGCCTGACGCTGTAATAGGTTGTCCTTCAGCTGTAAATATAGCGTCTTTATCTATTAAAGCTCTATTAACTTTATTCTCTTGAAATATATTTAAGTTAGTATCTTCTGCGTGTAGTTTTTGTATACTACCATTATTAATATCAACAGCTCTTGTTATTACTTGACCTGATGGAAATTGATTTAACTCATTAACAGTAGTTCTAGCATTGAATATACCACTATATATCATTGCGTTTTCTCTTACTCTACTTTTATACTCTTCATCTGTTATGTGAGCTCTAGCACCAATATCCATTTGAATACCATTATATTCACCTTTTATTCTGTTTTCCTCAATGTGATAAACACCGGGTGTTTCTGTTGTTCCGCTTCTACCACCTTGTATTATTATGGCGTTTGAAAATGCTAATTCTATTACTGCTCCCATATTTTAATTTTATGCTATTGGACAATTATATGTACTTGATGCTATGACACCACTACTTGAAGTTGCATGTCTAGGATTTAAACCGGACACTGTAAATGTTCCTGCTGCTACTGGATTATTTAATAATTTATCTGTATGTACTACATTACCAGCGTTTACACCACCACTTTGACTAGCATCCGCACCACTAGCACCACCAGTAGATGATTTAACGTAATAAGTTGTGGCTGGAAAACTATATTTTATACTACAAGCATCCCCTGGATCTGCTAAATAGTGACCGTCTATAGGTACTGATACTCTTGGGAATATTGTAAACTGTGTAGCAGATGGACCAGTTTCTGATGTTAAGCCGCCGTTATCTGTAAATACTACAGTTAATGCTTTTCCTGATATATTATCATTACCAAAGAAACCACTAAAAGTAAACGTGCTATTTGTTCTTATTGTAAAGCTACCGTCTGTTAAAGCTGGTGAAATATTAAACATACTAGAGTTTGTTCCACTTAACGCAGCTGTCATACCTGTTTTATTAAGTGCTGAGTTTGCAGATCCATTAACAGCTGTTATAGTACCTACTTGATAACCTTTTCCACCACTACCATAAGTACTATTATTATCTATAAATCCATTAGCGTTAGTTCCAATAGGATTACTATTTGTTACGCTGACTGTAAGATTTGCAAGTGAAGAAGCATTATTACTTTGTGTTGCTCTTATTAAAATATCAAAATCATCAGAGCTATCGTTGTTAAATGCAAACTGATGACCTACTTTTAACATAAATCTAGGATCAATATTACCCGATGCTCCAGCTTGTTCGTTAGTTATAGCTACTATATCATGATTAGCGTCTACTTGAACAACACATTGTCTTTGTGTAGTAATATTTGTACCACTGTTATCGTAAAACCAAATTTTATAAAAACCAGCGCCAGTGTTTGCTATTGATGTTATTGCACTTGCTTCATTTGTAAGATTAGTACCTATTGATGATATAGCTAATAGTTCTGTATATTTAAATCTAACTATAGTAGATACAGTGGCATCTGTTAAATCAATAGCGTTGGCGGCACTTGCTGTAGACTGTTTAGCAGAGTGTCTAACTACTGTAATATCATCTTCTTGATCAATTTCAAACTTACCTAAATCAACACCATCAGTTTCATCATTATTTGTAATAGACATTAATTGAAAGTTTGATATAGTATAACCTTGACTTGTTGGGTCATCTACAGTTGCTATTAATTCGCCAATTTGTTTTTGTAATTTACTGTTATTTGTGTAATCAAAACCTTCTGGAAAATTAGCTGTTAAACCTGCTGAATAAGCTTCTCTTTCAACTGTATTAATTATTTTTATATTAGTTGGTCCAGAAGAAGCAACCTCACATTGAGAGTTAAGATCTGTCACAGTACCACAAGTTGCTGTTTCGTAGTATATATCTAAATTTGATTGAAAAGGTTTTGTTTCAAAAACAGTTAAACCTTTGTCTTTAGACTGAGGATAACCAAATGGTCTATCAGCTTGTGGATCATCTGCTGCAGCAATAACGCCACCTGTACCTGTACTTGTAGTAAACTCACCAGTTACATCTACTATTTCATTATCTAAGTTTGGTATTTCAGCTACTGTTGGATTTTTTTCTGCATCATGTAAAAAGTCATACACTCTTTCTCTATCTGGTAAGCCTCTAGGTTCACGTCTACCATCAGTAAAAGGACCATTTTTAGCGTTAGATATGCTAAATAAACCTTGTGACTTAGCATCACCAATACTTATAACATCAATATACTCTTGACCATCAACACCCATTTTAGAATCACTGTGTGTCCCACCCGGATTAGGGTTTACCGTATCTATCTGTACAACCTTAGGATATAGCTGTACTTCTGAACCAGCGACACCATCTTTAAACTCATCAATATCTATAACAGATCTAGGTACTTTATTTATGTTATCACCATGTAATGCAAACCATGATCTTGATCTTGAAGTTTGACTAAATTGACCAGCAATGATTTGATCCATATCGTCAGCATGTGGGGGATTATTAGGGTTAGTTGTTACAGTTTTACCAGCTGTAACCGACCAGTTGTTCATTGGGTGCTGAGTATAAACATTGTAATACTCTTGCTCTGTCTGCTTAATTACAACTTTCCATGCAAACCAACCATTTGGATTATTTTCGGGTTGATGTGTGTGTGATGTTGGTACTATTCTAGAGTCTTGAAAGTCTATATTTAAAGCTTTACCATATGTTTTAAATGTGTTTTCCCAGCTACCATCTGTGTTAGCATTATACGCGTCAGTTTCAGCTACTACTGTATGTGTGTCGGATAAGTCATCAGTTTTATAAGTTGATGGTATTACCGGTGACATTCTGCCAAAAACATCCGTTAATACTATACCTGCTTGATAAGTTCTTCTTTGTTTTACGGTATGAAATCTATGCGATTGTGTGTTATAATAAAAATGTCCTGATAAAACTCCTTTTTCTACATTACCTTTGTTATCGCTTGATAAAAAGAAACTTATACCTTTATTACCAGCTTCATCATTAGGTATATCATAACCTGATGTTATATTTCCATAAACTACTCTATTGCCAACTATTTCTTGAGCTTTTGCTCTAACCGGAACATCGTCAGAAACTCTTATCAATTGTTTTTCTGGTAAAACTTTAAATGGTTCTTTTGCTTTGTATGTATACTCTATAGCTTGTCTATAACGAGGTTCTCCTGGCTTTGGCGTTACTGTGTATATGCTAAATGGAGATGTTGATTCGTTTTTAGCAGCATCAATGTTTATAGTATCTACAAGTTTAACAGATATACCATTTGATTCTTTTAGTAATATTTCTATATCTTTTATTCTAAGACCTTTGTCATTTTCATAAGTTGTAGTAACTAGGTTTTCAGTTAAAATATGCTCAGAGTAAAGAAAACCCGTTGATATTGTTGGTAAAGGTATACGCATTATAACTTTATCATAAGCGTTTTGCATTATAGGAACAATAGCTGTTTCAACAACACTTTGTGAAGATATATTTACTTTAGGTTCGTTTGTAGTTGCGTTTACAGCTGTGTCAGGAGAAAATTTAAGTACACCAGCGTTTAAAGGTTTAAATACAGGTTGTGTAAATGGTGATATTATAGAATATGTACCATCTTTATATTTATACCTATACGCAAACCTAACAAACCGCTCTTGCATATAATCAGACTTAACGCCTACAAGAGCATTTGGATTAGATGTTATTAATGTTTGGCCATCTGCTACATTAGGATACGCTGTTAATTTTATAGTAGCATTACCACCGCCACCTGTTATTGTTAATACATCATCTATGCTATAACCATAACCTATATCATCTTCTGATATTGTAATAGCTGTTATAACTCCAGAGTTTACTGTTGTTACATTTACTTTTAAGCCAGTACCAGTTCCACCTGTAGTTGCTAAGTCGTTAGCTACAGAATAACCAGTTCCACCACCCTCTATACTAGCAGCAGCGTCAATTGTGTTTGGCTTGTTTAGCATTGGTGCTAAATATGGTGCTACTTTTGCAACTGATATTTTTTCTTCTTGCGCGTCTACATAATAACTTGTATTAGTTCTAGCTAAATCTATATCTATAACCCTTGGTGAGTTGTAGTTATCTGTAAAATATAAATAATTACCTATAGTGTTTACACCTGTTATAGGATGTGTTTTTGAAAAATTTAAATACAAGCCCTCTGCTAAAACTTCTTCAGTGTTGTTGCCTTCTTTCATGACAACCTTCATTCTTCCTTTAGTATGCTCTAACAATGCTCTCTGCATTGTATGTATATCTGCGTTTGGTGAATTACTAGTAAATGAAGTTGTAAACCAAAATATTCTATCGTTAGAAACATCTACATAAGAACCTATTGTAGCCATGTCTTCAACATTACCTTTATCTTTTAGCTCTTGAGTTGTAAGTTTTTTATTACCTCTAATATTTTCAATAGCTCCAACGTCTGAATCTTCACTTGTAGCTATAGATATATTTTGAGCTTCTCTATATTCACCACCTGGAACGAGTCTTTCGTCCAGATCTTTATTCATACGAGCTTTAGTAAAAATATTTTTTATTTTCGGCATGTATTAGTGTTTAATTTGTTTTGACTTACCTCTCATTACATTTGTAAGTTCTTTTATATTTATATTAGTTAACCTAAGTTTAGCGTTACGCATCGCAGCTCTTCTTTCTTTTCTATATCTTGCAACTATATATTCAGGTATATTAGTTCTTGTTGAAAGCATACCAAATAACACATATTTATACAAAGCATCTTCAGCCATTTTATGCACTTTCATTTCACCATCAGTTGCTAAACCATCTGATACGTATTTTATTGTTATAGTTCTACCACTCATTGATGAGTCAAAACCAAACTGTCCACCAACTTCATCAATTGTAAAAACACCATTTAAGTTAGCAAGTTCTGGTTCAGCCCCATATCTATTTGAAAAAGAAGCTAGTCTATTAGCTATATAATGTGTATATAAAAAGTAATCATCATTAGTTACTGTTCCATCAAACAAATCTTGATTAAAGTTTGAGTTGAATCTATCAACAGTTATACCAGGCGTCATATTTAACACGCCTTCATTTTCATCAAATAAATAATTACCATCACCATCCTGCGCTATAGACTCTGATGGTCTTGATGTAAATCTTGCAGGAAAAACTGGATGTTCAATACCAGCTGTATCGACCCAATGTATACCAATATAACTTACATAATCTTGTGGCATAGGTATTTTTAACGATGGTGGTACGTCAACTTCTTGTATTTTTTCTAATCTTGATATATCATAACTAAACTCTTGTATACCTCTTTTTATATGAAATAAAACTTCAGATCTGTTAGCGTGTGGTATAAGTTTACCGTTACCAACATAAGCTATTATAAAGTTATTAACTATATCTTTTAATTTTATATATCTATAATCACCTAAATTTCTATCAATTAGTTTCACTAATACTATACCGTCAGGTGCGGTTGTAAATGTAATTTTACCAGCATTACCACCTGTTGGGCCTGCATATGAATATGTACTAGGATTTACCTCAGTACCGTCTACAAATACTAAAAAATCAGCTTCTGCAGCGGGTAGACTAGCTACTGTTAGCGTAAATACAGTTTGTCCTACTACTTTTGGAAACTCTTGACTACTGTTATAGTATTGTTTTGCTGTTGTTGTTCCTAAAAATCCCATTATTGTTGTTGTTTAGCCATTTGAGCACCTTGACCTAATGATACAGCTTGCTGAACCACATTAGGATCTTTAATTATAAATCCTGTATAAGCTAAGATGTTTATTATTAATTCTGTTTCTTGTGATGGATGTAATACAAAGTTTGTTGATCCTTGAGTGTTTGTTTGGTTTGTAAACGCTGTACTATCATAAGTTTGAGTACCATATGTTGAGTTTGTAGTATAACCCCATCTAGGATCTGCTGGTGTTTTTATGTATTTAATTCTTAAATTACCTAATGTCCAACTCTGATCGGTAAAAGCAGGCTCTACAATAATATCTGCAGCTCTCTGATAGTATACAGGAAAATCTTTAGTTGGTTTTGTTAATGGTGAAGATTTTAAGTAAGGTAATCTATTTTTATCTATTTTTTCTACTTCAATAGTTTCATCTGTTATTGTTATGTCAATAACTTTATATATATCTGTTGGTAAGGTACCAACACCATTTGTTAATGTAATATCATCTTGGGCATAAAACGGATCTATCTGTTCTTGTATCTTTGTAGGTATATCAGCTAAAGCATCGTTTACTCTACCAGCTTTTTCAATATTTAAAAACCTGTTATAGTCGTAAAACAACTTATCTAATAATTCTAGTTGTGCTTGTCTTGCTAAATTATTATACTCAGACGGCGTTAAATAACCTCTTTGTTCTTTGTTTAATATTGACAAGACTGATTTATATACCTTATTTATGTTTATTGCCATAATTTCTTTTTTATAGTAAGTGGTCACCCATAGAGATGACCACCTCTATAAATGATTTTTATTTTAGTTTTTTCTCAACTAATTTGTAAACTTCAATACCTTCATCTGTTTTAAACCAAGCGGCTAAAGCAGAATATGGATTTTCATCAAACGGTATATCAAATAATTTTCTATCGTTATTTGCCCACTTGAAAGATCTATTGTCAGAAGATAATTTAATTATATTCTTTTCAACAGCTCTAATACCCATGTTTCTAATATTGATATTTTCATCAGTAGCGAGTTCTAAGAACAATTCTGGATTATTTCTAGCAAATACCATTGCGTCACGTTTAAGTTCCTTAGAAGTCATCTTATTGACTGCATTACCGATCTCTGTTCTTACAATAGCTTCGATTCTATCAATATCTAAAGTTTTAGCAGCGTTCATAGCTTCTAATTGTAACTCTAACACATCAATTTCTTCTTCTGCTACTTGATCAGCATTAAATTCTATAAACGTTCTACCAGCTTCTGGGTGGTATAATGATAGAAATTTTTGTAATGTTGTTTGTTCTTTTTCTACAAACAGCTGTCCGTTTCTAAATACAATATGACCTAATCTTTGAGGTCCTTTCATTTCATCAACGAATACTGTGTTTTGATTTCTACAATATTTTATCTCTCTTTCGTATCCTACGCTTTCGTCAAAATAAAATAATTGTCTAGATCTTAATATATAAACAGGAGGTACTGCTTGTAAGTTTAATTCATACAACCTGTCTTTTACTACCCAACTTTGTTTTGCTGGGACAGCTTCAGCGTTAGTTACAACTGGAGCTTTTTCTTTTGTTTTTGTTTTTTTCATGATATAATATAATAAAAATTAATAAAAATAAAGGGCTAGGCGCCGAAGCGCCTAACTCTTTAATATAAATATTACTTAAGTAATATAAAGTTGTTAGCAGCTTGTACTACTAAACATCTTTCAGATAGATAGTGAATTTCCATCTTATCAATGCTTGAACTAGTTGGTCCACCAACTGATCCAGTCACCCAAGACTTTAATTTTCTATCATCTGCTTGACCTGCTCTATATCTAACATGTAAGAAAGGTCTTCTTACATTAGATCCCACTTGCTGATCATATACTGAAGAAGTACCTGCAGGAATAATTACCCCTTTGATACCACCAACTAAACCTCTTGTAGAAGCGTCGTTTAAGTATTTCCAATCAGTTTTGTAGAAGTCATAAGAACCTCTTCTAAATCCAGAGAATCCTAGGTTTAACGCCATGTCAGATGAGTTTTCAAATACACCGAAAGATGTACCACCATCGTAGTTAGCATTAATTTGACCTAACATATCATCAAAGATTAAGTTTGAAGTTCTGTTAAGATATAACATGTTTTCTTCAATTGCACCTTGCTTATCTAGCTCAGCTAATAATAAATCGAAATCAGCTAATGCATCAGACGCGTTATCAACTAAGTTAGTAGCTACGATACCTCTGTTTTCGATAGCCGAGAACATACCTTCTGAACCATTGAAACCATCAACACCGCTTGAACCAAGATCATGAAGTTGTGAGTCTGCAGTTCCAGAACCTGTTACAACTTTCTCAGCTTCAACCATAGTCATCTCCATGTAATCGTTAAATCTCACTCTAGTATCACCTGAAGATTTTAGATACCATAAGTATCCACCTTGTCCAGACTCACCAGCTACTTCGATCCAACCGATCTGAGCAGTGTCAGAACCATTGATTTCAAAGTGATCTTTAATGATCATAGGTCTATTGTTGAAAGTTAAGAAGTTTGGCTCTACGGAGTTACCCATAGTGTCAGATCCTTTTGCAAATTCAGAACCATATACGAAGAACTTGATCGCTTGAGATCCAGTTGAGATACCAGCTAAATCTTCAATGTTTTCTGCTCCGTAAGGTAAAATTGTAAGACCAGTTTCACTAGTTTCAATTCCAGCAGATACATAACCTTTGAAGACTACGTTTTCTACTACAGCTACAACTGTTGCTCCTTTTCTTACTGCGTGTTTTGCACTTGAACCACCGTCAATGTCAGTAATCGAAGTTACTGCACCGTTAGTAGTGTCACAAGTACCATTATATGCTAAGTGTAATCTACCTTGCTCAGACCAAATTACTTGATCAGATTGTAAAGGCATTTCAGCACTAAGCATAGATAAAAATCCAGAGATGGTTCTGTTACCATATCTGTCTACTTCCTGCTCATATAAATCAGGAAGATATTGTTGTGCCCAACCTGCTACGTTCGTTCCGTCGCCAAATACATCAGATGATGTAAAGTCTAGGTAGTTAGTCGCAAGCGTCATCTTTTGATACGCTGGAGAAACTATCGAACCGGCAGCTGGTCCACTAAAACTTACTGTTGCCATAATTTTTAATTTTTAATTTTTAGTAATTTTTCAATTTAAACTTTCGGCTAGAACTAGTGTCGCCGCTTATCACTTTCACTTTTTGACCACCGACATTAACAACACCGTCAGATGTTTTTCTTCCGTCAACATTGATATTCTTTGCTTCAGAAGTTAACTGTTTGACAGCGTCAGCTTTGCCTTGCTCATAAAAATGATTAGCTAAAGCGTCAGCGTTTCGTGCAGCAAATAAAGATTTATGATAACCCTTAGCGTCTTGTAGCATATTGTTTTGATCAATATACTTGCTAAAAACATTTATAACATCAGACTGGGCCTCCCTTGTTTGTTGCGCATCTTTAACGTTGTAACGATACTTTTTGTCTCCAACTTGAAAATCAAAACCTTTGAACTTCTCATTAAAAACCTGATCAGTTTGTTGATTAAAGTGTTGTTGTTGCTTTGCAGTTAGTTCAGTAACCTGAGCCTGCTCATTATTGTAACGGTTGAAAAAGTCAATTGCCTTTTGTTGTTCTGGAGCTAACTTAGAGCCCAACTTGACCTCCTTGTAATATTGTGCTTTCAGACCATCTAAATGGTTTTTGGCTTGTGCAACCGCTTCTTTATAAGCAAGCTGTTTCCTTTTTATGTCCCTAGGCTCATCTACGTCTTCATCAAATTTAAAGTTATCTTCTAACATAAAGTTAACTTCATCAGATGAAAGATGAGGTTTCGTAGATTTGTAGTACTCTCGCAAGAGTGCTTCTCCATCTACGTTCGAGTAATCCGCGTTGAGGCGAACATAATCCTCTAACGTTCCACCAGTCTCATTCATAAACTTCACGAGTTCTTCAACGTTTTCTGGTAGTTCCACTTCTGGAGTTTGTTGCTCTTGTTTTTCTTCAACAATTTTATTTTGTTGTTTATAAACTTCGCTAACAATATCGTTTGTTTCTTCTACTTCTTCATCTGTTACTTCTTGTATAACAGGTGTTTCTTCAACTACCTCTTCTTTTTTACTTTCAGTAACAGGTTCTTCTACTTTTTCTTCAGTAGCTTTTTCAGGTTGCTTACTCATATCAACCTTTATAGTATCTGCGCCTTGATCAAACGCGTTACTTTTTCTTTTAGGCTTTGGAGCTTCGACTTCTTTAGCGTCAACTATTTTTTCTGTAGTTGGAGCTTTTGGTTCTTGCTCAACAGCCTGTTCTTGTGGTTGTTCAACCACTTCTTTGTTTTCATTTTCCATAATAAGATATTATATAATTGTTTAAAAAAATATTATTTTTTAGCGTAATACGCTATGATACTTCCAGAGTTAACATTGATTTTGGTATACTGACCAAATATATCAATACCTGCTGGAAAACTATCACCTACTACTACTTCTTCACCACCTGATCCTTCACTATACGTTTCAGATCCTGCAGCAGCGTCACCAGCAGCGTCTTCTGTGTTAGCATATCTAGTAGCTTCTTCAGCGACTAATCCAGTAGTATTACTAAATGTAGTAGCAGCTAAAGTAGTAATAGCTACAAAAATGTGCTTATCTGGTGGTACTATCGCGTCTCCACCTTTTGAAAATACTGATCCAGCTATATTACCTGGATAGTCGTTAAATCTCCATGCCATAATTTTTAATTTTATCTTGGTTCAAATTGTTCTAAGTCAAAACCACCTAAGTTATCAAAGCCCGCGGACTCAAACTTTTTAGCTGGTAAATCTTTTTTTCTTTGATCGATTAGCTCAGACTGTTGACTAGCTTGTATTCTAGTACGTTCATCTTTACGATCTTCTTTATATTGCTCTTTATCTTTAATCACTTGTGATTCCATGTCTTTTAATCTCATGTTTAAATTAAACTCATGTTCCATAAGTTCTTTTTTAATTTCAGCTTCTCTTTCCATTTTTTGAGTACCAAACTGAAACTCTGCTTGAGCTAATTGAACTTTTTGTTCAGTGATTATTTGATTTTTTTGTGCTTCAGCTTGCGCAGCTGCTTGAGCTGATTGAGCGTTAGCTTCTGATTGAGCTTGTATATTTTGTTGAGCTATTTGTTGGTCTAACTCTTGTTTCTTTTTCTTTCTTATTTTTAACACTTGATTAGCTAGTTTTAAGTTTTTAACTTCTCTAATATCAATAGCGTCTTCTAAATTTATTTGTTGTTGTTGAAGAGCCATTTGAATATTATTTTCTAATCTTTGTTTTTCTTCTTCATCAGGTGCTAGTTCTAAGAATATACCAAAGTCATGCAGGTGTAATTCTTTAACTTGATCTAAAGTACCAACATTAAATCTACCTAACGATAAAACAAATTGGTTTCTAGCTCTAGAATATTCTAATACATCAGATATTCTAAGTGAAACAGCTTCTGCAGTTTTTAATACTAAGAATAAACCAGCTTGTAATATATGTCTTGTAGCTGTATTACTATTAGCCGCTGCTAATTTTTGTAAACCAACTAAAGCATTTTTATCAGGAGTACTAGCATCTCTAGCTTCATTAAGACCAGTTACATCTCTCATCATTTGTAAATAATAATTGTAAGACTGTATCAATGCTGCTATTTTAGCATTACCACCTGAAGACTGTAACTCTTGTATTGGCATACGACCATTGTTAAAGTCACCATCTTGTGTCATTGATCTACCAATAACACTACCAGTTTGGAAATACATATTTAATGCCTCTTGTGGATTATAGTTAGTACCGTTGCCTAAATCTATTTCAGCTAAACCATCAGCGTCTAAAAACACACCATCTGGAACAGTTCTAGATAACACTTGTTGTAACTTTAAATGTGTTAACTGTATCATATCAGCAAAACTTACCATACGACTAACAAGTGACTCAGGTCTACCTTTATATATACGAGGAGCAGCAATGCTGTAACTCATAGATACTTTTGTAATATCAGACTTAGGTCTTGTCATGTTTTCACATTTTTTCCAGTCTAATATTATGTCATGATTTAAAACTTTTATACCACTGTATAAAACTTCAATAGCTCTATCAGCTTTTTCAAATCTTGCTCTACCATCTTTAGGCGGATCAAAAGTATCATCTTTTTTTAAAGCTTTATCAGCACCAGATGCTGTTTGCTTTATTTTAAAAGTTTGTCTATTAAAAGTTTTATATTCAAAATATAATACATTTATATAACCTTTTTCGTTTTGATCTTCAGGATAATAAACATATTTATCAAACTTTTGATTACTATATTTCTTTTCAAGATCTTTTATTTGCTCATTTGTAATATCAGGATATTGCTTTATAAGATCTTTTATTAAAACTCTTTTTACTTCACCTACATAATATAAATCTTCAAAATAAGGTGAATCACTATATGAGTGCACTATATTAGCAGGATCAACGTATTCAATTGTAATACCTTCAGCTTTATTAAAACCGTTTTTAACACAAGAAATACCAAGTACAGCTAAGTCGTAATCTAATCTTTTCTTTACGTTGTTAAACTTATTAAGAGCCATTACGTTGTCAAGAGCTTCTTCTTCAGCTATTTCAATAGACTGCTTGTAGTTTAATTGCATGTGAACAGAAAGCTCTTCATCGTTTTCTGGTATTTTTTCAACATCATTTTTAAAAGAGTTTACACCAGTTTGAGCTTGTACATTTAGTTTAAATGATTTAAACTTCATGTCTTCTTGCATATTCTTTATATAATCTGTTCTATCTTGAGCCGCTATAGGATCAATAGAAAATGCTTTTATGTCATAAGTTCTTTCTTGTATACCATTAACAACAATGTCTACAAATTTAGGTATAATAGGCACTGGTTTCCAGTCTAAATTAAGATAAGATAAATCACCGTTTATAGATAATTCATCTTTATATTTTTGTATACTCTGCTCTCCACGAGCGTATAATCTTAGCTCATGATATTTTAATTGAGTATCATAGTAACGGTCAGAACCGCGATCACTTTTAAACCACTCTTGCTCAATAGCTCTTGCAACTTGCAGGCCATATTCTTTACTAGACTTCTTAGCGTCAGGCACTGCCTGGCTTGGAAATGTAGATTTTGCTTTTGTTTTAATCATTAGTTATCAGTTTTGATGACATACCTTTATTGTTGTATTTTGTAAAACCAAAATTTATTGTTGTATTTTCTCTTTTTGGACTTGGCCTATATAAATTTTTATTACAAGCCATAATTGCTAAACCTGAACTAATAGTAGCATCAAACTTTGTTCTATTATTAATATCAAATCTAGCCCAATCATTTAAAGTTATATTAAATGATATATTACCATATTGTCCCTCTTCTTTTAAACCAACGTACTGCTGTATATAACTTTCAATAGCTGCAGCATGTGCTTGTTTAATATCTTCACTGGAGTTTGGTATACCTCCTATTTCTTTTTCAGCTGTAGATAATTTGTTCCAAAGCTTATCAGGTCTATTCATTGAATAACCTCTATAACCTCTACGTTTTAAATAGTATAATAATCTAGGTTTATTATTTTCTGCAAGTATTGGCATGCCGTAAAATACCAACGCCATTAATACATCTTCAAAAAACATTTCAGCTGTATCAGGTCTTGCAATATATTCTAAAAAAAACTCGTTAGGCGGCGCGTCTTCCATACTAAACTTAGTTAAACCGTGTAAAGCGCCTTTAGAACCTCTATTATCAACAGTACCTGATATGTCATAACTATCACAACCAAAAGCACCTATGTGCTCATTACCAGGATATTTTTTACCGTTTTTAATAAAATATCTATTTTGTAGATTAACTGATGGAACCCAAGATAAATTAAATCTACCAGTTTCATCTGGATAAAATCTAACGTTAGTATCTTTAATACCATTTTCCCATACAAAACTACCTTTTATGGGTTTGCTTTGCATTTCATTATAATCAATTTGCTCGTATATTTTTACTAGATTAAATATACTATTTTTAGTTTCATCTCTGAAAGCGTGTTCTTCAGTTCTTGGAAACTGTCTATAATATTCGTTTAAAGCATCTTGGTCGTTTTTTAACCCATCCGCTTCGTTTTGCCAGTGCGCAATAACTCCAGTATCAATAACATCGTTATGAGGACCGTATACTTCTGTTTCTGGATTTTCAAATACAGGTATCCCGTATTCATCAATAAAACCCTCATAGTTCCACTCCATTGGAATAAAAAAAGAGTACAAACCCGAATTAGTTTGACCATTTCTGTTTCGCTTAGTAACATCTGAATTATAATATAACTTTTTAAAATTATCACCACCCTTGTCTAACGCGTTACACGTTGATCCCATCATACATTTTCCTATAATTCTACTACCTAATCGTAAAGTAGTTTTTGTTACCCTCCAGTTATTTAATATGTTATCTGGTCTTTCCCACTTACCAGATTCATCATGTACTAATAATTTTAGCTTTTCACCATCATAACTGTTATCACCCGTGTTTTTCCAGTCTATCGTCGTATCAAGACCTGTTAGCTCTTCAGGTTTATCGTTGCTTGTTATTTTTCTTCTTGTAAGTTTTGAGGCTGGTACTCTATAAGCTAACTCTGTTTTTGGTCGATCCATACCATCTTGAATCGGTTTGAAAAAGAAAGGATAATTAACTGATATTGGTACAACCTTGTCAGTAAACATTTTTTTAGCATCAGCACCTGATTTAGATAATATACCAAACCTTGCATCGCTTGATATTGTAGCTAAATTAACTGTTTCACCTGAAGCCATAAATGAAAAACCAGATCGTCTGTTTTTAAGGTAGCACATACCATAACATCTACTATCAGCTTTACAAGCTTCCCAAAATATATAAAATAATCTATTTGCTTCTCTAAAATCGGGTTTACCTACGTCTATTTTAGACCACTGGAGATACATATAGTGAGTACCGCTAATATAAGTAGCAACACCCTTGTTATAAAACCAGAAACCATTTTCTCTTCTTCTGAACTCATCTTCTATGTAATCTATATACTTTTCTTTAAAATTAGCTGGGTAATCTCTCCAATCAAAAATAGTTTTTATTTGATTCAATTCTTTTGGATATGGCGTAACTTGCCATTTGTTTTTTTCAAACTTATGTACTTTCTTTGGTTGCTTAGGTAATGCTATTTTTAAGTTTTGTATGCTATACACATCACCTATTGTACCATCTTTGCTAATAACTACAACATCGTGTTCTTTATTATAGCCATATTTCCAAGCCTTTTTTTTATTAAGCCTTTTAATTGTGTTTAATTTTATTGGCTTAACAATTTCACATAAACTTTGATTATACATTACTTAGATCTTCTTTCTGCGAAACCACCAAAAGACTCTTGCTTAGTTTCTTTTACAACACCATCAAGCATTGCTTGTTCAGCTTCAATACGGTTAAGTATTTCAAAAGCATCGAATATAGCTAGTTTTTTTGTGGCCGCAGCGTTTTTTAATCTATCAGCAGAAACATCATCTTCAGTTTCTACTATAGGCTCTTTAGCAACCTTAACCAACTCGTCAACCGCTCTGTAACCAGCTTGGATTATATTCTTTTTCTTTTCCTTTGTACTCATATTTAATTTCAATAAAAATGTTTGGAACCCTGTATAATCTTTCAGCGCCTATAATAAACTCATATTCAGCTGCTTTATTATAACCTACTAGTTCGCCTTTTTTAAAACTACCATCGGAATATTTTACAATACCTATTTGATCGGCTTCAGATCCATCTTGCTTTTGTGTGGGCTTTATAAATGAATAACCTGGTAAAGCTTGCCAGTTTACTATTTTTTTATAAGCAAATATCTGATCTACACTAACTCTGTATAAATCTTCTTTTATATAACTACCTGAATTACGCTCTCTACCTCTTGCATCGTGCCATCTTCTAAATACATTATGATGCACGATTACTTCATCACCTTCTTCAATTGGTGAGTTAAACTCTGAAGGTAAACCTACAACAACAGCCTCACGGCTAACATATTGATGGTTGTAAATTTCAGAGTTTAAAATAAGTTCTTTATCACCAATTTTCTTGGTATTATTGTATCGTTGCGTTTTAGGTTTTATTAAAAAATAAAACGTTCCTTTCATTAATACTCAAGATTATATTCAACTGATACAGCCATGTTTTTATTAAAATCTTTCCAAGGTAAAACCTCGTTGTTTTTTTCAATTAAAACACTAAACTTGTCTTTAGATTCTATGATGTCACATATAATATGATTACCATAAACTTCTTGACCAACTGAATAATGCATTGCATCGTTCTTGTAATCTCTACCTATGCTAATTTTTCTTATTAGTTTCATCTTTAATTTCTCCAGTGTTAACATTAATGTTTACAGAGCCATACTTTTCTTCAAGTTTAGCCTGAAACTCTTTCATGTTACTATTTAGTTGATTAAATTGAGCAGCTAAGTTTAATTTACCTAGTTCAAGCTCACCAATTTTAATTTGAACGCTGTTTAAACTTTTTATATTATCTTGTAGTTCAGCTAATTCTTTTTTTGTTATTTTTTTTGCCATTATATTAAATTTTAGTTTTCTTTTATATTATCACGCAATTGTCACGCTTTTTACTTCTTTTTTGGTTCAGCTATAAACCAGTCTTTGTACATTTCTCGTTTTTTAAGTATGTATTGTAAGTATTTATCTATTTTTTCTTTCCAATTTTTGTCTACAGCTGGGTTTATAATACCAGACTTTGGACTTGAAAAACACTTATTGATATAATTTTTAATATCATGTTGATTATCAAGCAAATGGTTGTTAATGCAATAAAAAGATCCCATTTGTATGTTATTCCAAACGTCAATAGGTTCAATTTTTTTACCTAAAACAGCCGCGTATATCATACTTTCACTAATATGAGTAGTGTATACGTTATTTGCTTTTTGTAAATAATAATACATATCTATATCCCTTGGTAATATATTTTGGTCGCCAAAAAAGTCTTTTAACTCACCTATAATTTGATGTGTTGTTATAGGATGTGGCTTAAAATACATGTTATTACCATGTTTATTTGCTAAAAACTTTAATCTGTTTAAGCAAATATTGGATTTTACTTTATTTGAGCCAGGTAATATAACAATATTATCTTTCGGCTCATATTGATCAAACTTAGAGTCTCTATCTTGATACTTATTAGCATTTTTACTCATAACATTTTCAATTAAATAAGATGAGTAATCAACAACATCACAATCATCATCGTATGCGTCAATCATTTGAGCGTATCTAAGTTTTGTGTTTAGAGGTTGCATGTAAAAACTAGTAGCAAACTCAGTATATGCTAAAGTTTTAAAATGAGGCATTTCATCAGCCATAACATCATAGCTAAAATCAATACCAGCTTCAGTACACTTTCTTATAAAGTATCCTTCTACTTGTTCTAAACTTTCAAGTTTTTTATTTTTTTTGAGATGGCCAATTCTTTTGTCCAACTCACGTCTATTAAACATTTCCATATAATTAAATTTAATTTATTAGTATTATAATAGTTACACGTTTTTACGCTTTTCTACCTATCAAAGGATACATCACCTAATTGACCATAATTACCAGGATCACCATCATACCAGTTAGTATTAGTTTCAAACGTAGTAGTTGTACTAGTATTAAACACTGTAGTAGTGTTAAATATTGTAGTAGTACTCTTTGTTGTGTTAAAAGTTGTGGTGGTACTCTTACTTGTACTAAAAGTTGTTTGTGTAGTTTTAGTCGTGTTAAATGTAGTCGTAGTATTTTTAGACGTACTAACTGTTGTAACTCTAGTGGTATTAAAAGTTGTAGTCGTACTAGTGTTAAAAGTAGTAGTCGTGTCAGTACTTGTGTTGTAGTTTGTAGTTGTTGCTTTTGTTGTGTTAAAAGTAGTTGTTGTACTTCTACTAGTACTAACAGTAGTACTTCTACTAGTATTAAAAGTAGTTGTTGTTGAAGTATTAAACACCGTTGTTGTACTCTTACTAGTATTGAATGTGGTCGTAGTAGATTTAGTTGTATTAAACGTGGTCGTTGTACTTCTTGACGTACTTATAGTTGTTGATCTACTAGTTTCAAAAGTGGTAGTCGTACTTGTATTAAAAGTCGTAGTGGTATTAGTACTTGTTTGAAACGTAGTAGTAGTAGACTTACTTGTATTAAATATTGTAGTCGTAGATCTAGATGTGCTTATAGTAGTAGACCTACTAGTATTAAATGTTGTCGTAGTTGATGTGTTAAATACGGTTGTAGTACTTTTAGAAGTATTAAACGTCGTAGTAGTACTTTTAGTTGTATTAAACGTAGTCGTAGTATTTCTACTGGTAGAAACAGTCGTTGATCTACTAGTGTTAAATGTAGTTGTTGTACTAGTGTTAAATGTTGTGGTTGTATTTTTACTAGTATTAAAAGTCGTAGTTGTATTTCTACTTGTAGATACTGTAGTAGATCTACTAGTGTTGAAAGTTGTCGTTGTAGACGTATTAAACGTAGTAGTTGTTGATTTACTAGTAGCGTATACAGTTGTAGTATTTCTACTTGTGCTAATAGTTGTAGATCTTGATGTGTTAAACGTGGTAGTCGTACTGGTGTTAAACACTGTAGTAGTTGATTTACTAGTAGCAAAAGTAGTTTGCGTAGTTCTAGTAGTATTAAAAGTAGTCGTGGTGTTTCTACTTGTACTTACCGTGGTAGATCTAGATGTATTAAAAGTAGTAGTTGTACTCGTATTAAATACTGTTGTGGTACTTTTACTAGTAGCAAATGTAGTTTGAGTTGACCTAGTAGTATTAAAGGTTGTTGTTGTATTTCTACTTGTACTAACAGTTGTTGTTCTACTTGTATTGAATGTTGTTACTGTAGACGTATTGAACACAGTACTAGTACTTTTACTTGTAGCAAAAGTTGTTTGAGTACTTCTCGTTGTGTTAAACGTTGTAGTGGTATTTTTATTCGTACTAATAGTTGTTGTTCTAGACGTGTTAAAAGTCGTTGTAGTAGATGTATTAAACGTCGTTGTTGTTGATTTAGACGTATTAAACGTTGTTGTAGTAGATTTTGTTGTGTTAAAAGTTGTAGTAGTATTTTTATTTGTAGACACAGTTGTGTTCCTACTAGTTTGCGTATTAGTACTAGTATTAAAAGTAGTTGTAGTGTTAAAAGTTGTCAACGTCTGCGTGTTAAACGTAGTTACGGTGTTAGTACTTGTTGAAAAGGTTGTAGTTGTATTTCTACTAGTATTGTAAGTTGTTGTAGTATTAAATGTAGTTGTTGTACTAGTATTAAATGTCGTTGTTGTATCTCTATTTGTGCTGTATGAAGTGTTTCTACTTGTCTGTGTAATAGTACTTGTGTTGAAAGTAGTAGTTGTATTTCTATTAGTAGATACGGTTGTATTTCTACTTGTTGATGTAGTTCTTGTAGTGTTATAAGTAGTAGTTGTATTGTTGTTTGTACTAATAGTGGTGTTTCTACTTGTTGATGTAGATTTTGTAGTGTTGTAAGTAGTAGTTGTAGTTTTACTAGTTTCATAACTAGTATTTCTGCTAGTTGATGTAGCTCTTGTAGTGTTACTAGATTCTGTCGTAATAGTACTTGTGTTGTAGTTTGTAGTTGTTGTTGTTGATCTACTTGTAGGATACGTAGTGCTTGTAGTGTATGTTGTTGTGGTGTTTGTACTTTTAGACGTTAAAGTATTTGTACTAGTGTTGTAAAAAGTCATTACATCATCATCCATATCTGCACCTACAACCGTGCTAGTACTTCTACTAGTAGCCCAACTAGTATTTCTTGATGTTGATGTGGATTTAGTAGTATTATACGTAGTGGTTGTACTAGTAGTAGTATTAAAAGTAGTTGTCGTATTGTATACAGTACTAGTAGTGTAAGTAGTTGTAGTATTTCTACTGGTAGAAACAGTAGTATTAGTAAAATCAGATATTGTTGTTAACCTCGATGTTCCGAAAACAGTAGTAGTATTAGGCATCAGACCCTCCTTTCACTAATATATCGTTAACAAAATAGTTATTAAGCACTACTTTATATATTTGTCTTGTTGTTTCAGACGAATCAAAAGTTTTACTTGTTAGCTCAACCTCTCCATTTTTACCATATAGTTTATCACCAATTACAAGTTCATTTACTTTAACTGTAGTCCATTGATTATTTCTTTTTACGTATATAGGATGTGAACCAGCTATAACTAAATTTTCATTTAAAGTGTACAAACCTTCGCAATACATCGCTAATCTCTCAACACCTTCAACACTTTTAACGCTTTTTGTTCCATTTGAAACATCACAAGTTAAAAATGATTTAACTTCATGTAGATCTTTGCTTTCTGTTTCGCTTATATTAAAACTAGAGCTTGATAATACACCAAAACCTGTTTCTCTATTGTAAACTTTAACAGGAACAGGATACACGTTTCTATTATAATACTGATTTTCAGGTGGAGATATAGCTACATTATGAAATACTACATCGTCCCAGTGAAACTTCATATACTCATCTGTTGTTCCACCACTATAATTCCACCATGTTATTTTAGCTCCGTCTTTTGCTTTTTGTTTTACAAAATATCTAAAATGAGGGTGTAAATCAGGGTCTGCATATGTGTCCATTAGTATTGCATCATAACCTTTACGCTCGTTTAACAAACTCAACCATTTGTCTTCAACGATAATTACATTAGGTTTATCTGCAGCCCAAGCTTTTAATTTAGGTATTATTTGAGGATGCGTTTCACATATTGTGTGAGTACCTGGGTTTCTAGCTTGTATAGCGTCTGACAATATACCCATGCCAAAACCACACTCTAAAACATCTGCACCAGCGTCAACACACACCTCTGCCGCTTTTTGCATGATTGGTATTTCCCACTCCATCATAACTTCCCATATCTCATTAGTAACAGGGTTAGTCCAGACTATGTCTCCATTTTCACGAAAAGTTAAATCAGCTGCATGATAATTTTGTTGCGTATCCGATGTTCTATAAGGTATATTCATATTATTTAATTTTATATACAACCTCTACTACAGCCGCCTCCACCGCCGCCTGATGTAAATGTTGATCTAAATGTATTGTATAAAGTAAACGCATTGTATTGTGTTATGGTTGATCTTAGAGTATTAAAAGTTGTAGTTGTACTTCTACTTTCTGAAGTATTTCTATTTGTTGATGTAGATTTAGATGTACTAAACGTTGTTTGTGTACTTTTACTAGTGTTATATACTGTTACAGTGTTAAATGTTGTTAACGTACTTGTGCTAAACGTAGTTGTAGTAGTTGTACTGTATCCACCAGCACCATCACTTCTCCACATCCATACTTCTAATTTTGTATCACCTGCTTCTAAGACAAATGTGTTATAACCTGGACACTTAACTGTGTCAACAAATATGTTTTCAGCTAGATCAAATTCAAAATAATCTAAAGTAGAATTATATGATCCACCGGTAACTTTAAAAGAAATAGCTTTTTGAAGTACGTCAGCAGCTATAAGAAATCTAGCATAATTTCCACCACCAGCGTTAACAAAATTCATTACATTTGAAAACGCGTTATAAAGGTTATAACCTGTATCATCTTCTTCATGTATATATACTTTACTAGCATTTTCAGGAAGTTGGTTATTAAATCTAACCTCACTTGCAGCAATGTTACTTCCACCAGTAGGTGATATGTTTTGTTTGTATATATAACCTGCACCAAGAGTACTACTATCTCCTTGTTGCACATCCCATACAACATAATTAACGTTAGTAGTTCTAGTTGTGTTAAAAACTGTCGTTGTAGAAAATGTTGTTGTAGTACTTGTAGTTCTACTTTCCGATGTGTTTCTACTGGTGTTAAACGTTGTTGTAGTGGTAGTAGTAGTACTAGTGTTGTAAATTGTTTCTGTTAGTGTACTAGTAGAAAATGTTGTTGTGGTATCAAACGTGGTTAACGTTGTTGTGCTAAATATCGTAGTAGTATCTCTAGTAGTATTAAAAGTTGTTACCGTGTTAAACGTAGTTAAAGTAGTGGTGTTAAATACAGTGTTCGTAGACCTAGTGGTATTGAAAGTCGTTGTTGTATTAAACGTGGTTAAAGTAGTAGTATTAAAAACAGTAAGAGTTGACTTAGAAGTGCTAAAAGTTGTTTGCGTGCCAAATGTTGTCAGTGTAGTTGTGTTAAAAACAGTGTTGGTGCTTCTACTAGTGCTTATAGTAGTTTCTCTACTTGTTGATGTACTTGTTGAAGTATTAAAAGTAGTTTGTGTAGTTCTAGTAGTATTGTACGCGGTTTCAGTAGTTCTAGTAGTAGATACAGTAGTGTTTCTGCTAGTTGCAGTTGATTTACTTGTATTATATGTTGTAGTTGTACTAAACGTAGTTAAAGTTGTTGTGTTAAATACAGTATTAGTTGTTTTAGTAGTATTAAACGTTGTGGTCGTAGACTTAGTAGTATTGTATACTGTTGTTGTGTTTCTACTAGTTGAAATAGTTGTTTCTCTAGTGGTATTGTATGTTGTTGTAGTAGACGTGTTAAATACAGTGTTTGTAGACTTAGTAGTATTAAACGTAGTTGTCGTATTTTTACTTGTATTAAAGGTTGTTGTAGTGTTTCTACTAGTTGATACTGTAGTTTCTCTAGTTGTGTTAAACGTTGTAACAGTACTAGTATTAAACACAGTGCTAGTTGACTTTGTTGTATTGAAAGTCGTTGTAGTGTTTTTACTAGTATTAAACGTAGTCGTTGTAGATCTAGATGTAGATATAGTAGTCTCTCTACTAGTGTTGAAAGTGGTAGTGGTACTTGTGTTAAAAACCGTACTAGTAGACTTTGTCGTGTTGTAAGTAGTAGTTGTGTTCTTGCTAGTATTAAATGTGGTAGTAGTACTTCTACTAGTTGAAACAGTTGTTTGTTTGCTTGTTTCAAAAGTAGTAGTCGTGCTAGTATTAAATACTGTAGATGTAGATTTACTAGTGTTGAACGTTGTAGTAGTGTTTCTAGACGTACTTATAGTTGTTTCTCTACTTGTATTAAACGTAGTGGTTGTGCTAGTATTGAAAACAGTAGATGTAGACTTGCTAGTAGCAAACGTAGTCTGAGTTGATCTTGATGTACTTATAGTAGTTTCTCTACTTGTATTAAAAGTCGTTGTAGTACTTGTATTGAATACTGTACTAGTACTTTTTGTTGTATTAAAAGTAGTGGTAGTACTTTTTGTAGTATTGAAAGTTGTTGTTGTACTTCTACTAGTTGACACAGTAGTATCCCTACTAGTTTCAAAAGTGGTAGTAGTACTAGTGTTAAATGTAGTAGTAGTACTTTTGCTAGTTTCGTAAATAGTAGTTGTACTTTTACTAGTGTTATATGCAGTTTGAGTAGTTCTACTTGTTGATATTGTAGTTTCCCTGCTAGTATTAAAAGTTGTTGTTGTACTTGTATTAAAGGTTGTAGTAGTACTCTTGCTAGTTTCAAAAGTAGTGGTTGTAGACTTACTTGTGTTAAATGTAGTTGTAGTTGATCTGCTAGTAGAGACTGTTGTCTGCCTAGATGTTTCAAATGTTGTAGTTGTGCTAGTATTGAAAGTAGTCGTGGTTGACTTACTAGTTTCAAAGGTTGTAGTTGTAGATGTGCTAGTATTAAACTCTGTGCTAGTTGATCTACTGGTTGATACAGTAGTTTCCCTAGAAGTTTCAAAAGTAGTTGTAGTACTAGTATTAAAAACAGTACTTGTACTTTTACTAGTATTGAAAGTAGTTGTAGTATTAGTACTTGTATTATATACCGTTGTAGTACTCTTACTTGTGTTAAAAGTAGTAGTTGTGGATTTGCTTGTAGCCGTCGATTTAGAAGTACTAACTGTTGTGCTTCTGCTAGTCGCGGTATTCCAGAAATCTATTTTATTCCATAACCACTTCATTAAATTAGATTTTACTGAGGATAACTACCAAAGTCTCCTACATAGTTTATTAATACTTTATTTGCTGACATTACAAGGTAAGAAATAACAGCTATGCCGTTTGAACTTGTGTCAAATGATATAGCTACACCACCTGGAGTATAAGCTGTAGCGGGTAAAGCTGCCCAACCTAAAGATCCTACACTAGCTGGATTTTGGATAGCTATAGAGCCTGTTTTACCAATAACTTTATCGCTTAAATTACTAAAAGCCAAGGTGTTTGTTGCATTATTTGCAATTACCTTATAGTTATTAGTGTCTGCGGTTAAGTCTACAGTATGTGTATTACCACTAGCTACTACACTTGTAAATGCAGATTCCTGGAAACTAAAATGACCGTTTATAAGTGTGTCTTGCAAAAACTGTATTGCCATATATTTTATTTAAAATAATACAGACGGTACCGTAGCACCGTCTATATTTATTTGATTATTTATTAAGAGCCAGGGTATGTAATATTTGATCCCGCGGCAATATTGTCTCCAATTATTTCCTGAATAACAACTATAATGTCGTTACTAGGTTGATGAGAGAAAACAACTTGTATTTGATTTACACTAAGTCTATCAACATCTGCGAAGACATCTAAAAATGTAACGCTATCGTACAACTTAATAATTAAGTTAGTTGAGTTCATACTGTGAGTAATGCTACATTTATTTACGTTACTTGTTAACGAACTAACGTCTATAGTTGCAGTTTTTTGTACAACCTTAATTCTGTTATCAATAACCGTATCAAGTGCTGTTCCATCGACAGTAATCGCATCAGCTTCTAATGTACCATCAATATCTGCGTTACCAGAAATATCTAATGAACCGGCATCTAATTCTCCAGTTAATATTAAAGTATCCGCACTAGCATCCCATAACATGTACTTACTAGCTGTAGCGCCAAAGAATTTAACATCATAACCCGTGTCATCAACACCAACGCTTAATGTTCCGTCTAATTGTACATTACCATCAATATCAACAGCGTCAAGATTAGTTGTTCCGTCAATATCAACATTACCGGATACATCAAGAGCAGAAAATATAGATGTTCCTGGTGCTTCTATTAAATGTGAAAATACAAATTTATCATTTGATGCGTTCCATAATAACGTAGCGTCATTTGAAGCATCTACCGCATCTTGAATAGTAATACCTGCGCCGTCTGCTGTTGAGCTAGAATCGCCACCTGATTTGTTTAATGTTATATTTTTATCTTCAACATCTAAAGTTGCTACGTTAGCTGAAACAGTATCACCTGATACAGTTAAATCACCAGTTACAACTAAGTTACCTGATGTTGTTACAGTAACATCTGTCGCATCACCAATTGTAACACTTTCTGTAATTTGAGGAAGTCTAGCTGTTAAGTTAGCAATATTAACATCTACATCATCGTTAGCTGTCATATCATCTACAACAAGATCTATAGTTCCATCATCATCTTCATAGGTTGCTGAAATTCTTGTTTCTGTATTACTAGTAAACATTGCTCCAACAGTATCTTGTATAAATTCTGCTATTGCAACGCCTCCAATTGTTAAAGCATCTGCTTCTAACGTTCCATCAAAATCACCATCAACAGCATCTATATTACCTTTAAATATTGTAGCGGTTACAGTACCAGAGCTAGGATTATAATGGAAATCACCATCCATTTCAAGACCTACATCACCAGTAGAGCTTGTTGCGTCTTCAACAAATGTGATTAAATTATTTTCATCTGTATTTTCATTATCAGTAACTCTTACATGAGCAGCATTTGTTGCGTTAGCAGCTGTACCAGTAGTATCTTGGTTAAGCGTGTCAACCGCGATAACACCGCTTGTTGCTGTTAAGCCAGTTCCTGCAAATAAAGTTGCAAGCTCTGCTACACCTGTAAATTGAGTGGTTGATCCATCACTGTCTAATGTTAAAAGCACATCACCATCAGCTGGTGCGGGTTTAGTAAAGTCACTAGTAGATAATGCAATTTCAAATGTAAGATCATAAGGATCACCGTCTGTACCATGAGATGTGTCTGTCCAGTTTATATTTAAACCTGCACCGTCTATAAATTTAACTTCTTTTGCGTCTGAGATTGTAACTTCATCTCCATCTCCATCTTCTAACTGAAAAGAACTCATTGTTCCTGAAGAAGTTCCTAATGACTGCCACGCGGAGCCATCGTAATACTTTAACGTTCCTGAATCGTAGATCAGCTTCCCTGTAGTATTACCGGCATCGCCCTCGGTAGAATGATCTACGACAAAATCGTTAAGCTTATAATCGTTAAGGTTTATATTACCTTTAACGTTTAAATGATTTAAAATAGGTATTGCCATAGTTTTTTATTTGTTTTTATTTATTAATGTATGCGAAGCCAGAATAACTAGCTGCAAAGAAAATTTTTAATTGATTTTTAGTGATGTATTTTACTTGTCCAAAAGCTCCTACATCAGCATGTGTTCCGTCATCTAATCTAACGGTGACACTTGGTATATAACCATCTAACTCTAAACCGTGATCTATTGTCCATGTATCACTGTCTGTGTTTTGATGATGTTTATGTGATCCTCCTGATTCAACTACGAAATCAGCTATTTGCTTTAAAGTATAATTTCTAGTTGCTCCTGACGAATCAGAACCTAAAACCTTGTCTCCATCATTGATGGTAGTGTCTACTTGTATTTTACTAATTTTAGGCATATTATTTTTTTCTTATTTTTTCGATACTACGTCCGCCGAAATAGGATCCGATGACGGTGATCAAGATTATTTGAAGTAAATCTGTCCACTTTTCTTCTACGTTAAATGCTAAAGATCCACTATCTATAAATACCATGAGCACGGTCGCCACTATTAGGAATACTAGTACGAGAGGACGAACTGAACGCGTTAACCAGTTTCCGTGCTCTAAATCTGCTTTCCACCTTTCGGTGACATTTTTTTGCATTTGAGACTCAGCTTCAATAAATATCTGAGTCATTTCTTTTTCAAAATTTGCTTTCTCGTCTTTTGTTCTTATGAATCTATCAGCAACGCCAGCTAGCTTGTCTACAACATTACCACCTGCGTCACCAAAGATTTTTGATAATATTTTGCTCATTAGTCTCTTCTTTGTCTCCAGTTAGTTTCATAACCCTCTGTGCCAGCAGTAGATGTTTCAACTTCTTGTTGCTCTGTAACCGTGCCTGCTTCTTGTGTTAAACCAAGAGAACCTAATATTTGTTGAAGTTTTTCAGGTTTATTAGCATATGTATCAATAATAGCAAATAAAGGATTAGCTATACCATAAGCTCTAGAATCATTAGGACCTACATCAAAAATACTATTTAAAGCATTTTCAACTCTACCGTTAAGTCTTTCAGGAAAATATTCCAATATCTTTTTATCTCTATCTGACATGTTACTTAGTATCTTTTCTTTTACAACATTTTGTATATTACCTAACATATCAGACATACCTCTTACTATTTTTTGACCATCTTTACTTTGTAAGTATCTCATGGTCTTACCGCTTTTAAAATCTAATTTACCACCGGAAAAGTCAACAGGTATTGATAATACTTTATTTTCACCTCTTGAACCATCTATTTCAAACTGGTTTTCAAATCCTTCAAAGAAGTTTTCTTTTCTTTCAACTTCTTTAATTTCTTTTTTAGTACCACCTAATGTATCGTCCTTTATTTCTTTTTCAACCTCTATTTTTTCTTGCTCAATATCTTTACCTTCCATTTTATCAAGCTTGAACTTTTCATACTCTTTTACATCAGTGCCTTTAAAACCTTTTTCTGCTGCAAAACCAGAGTCTATTTCTTTTTGTAGAGCATCATAAACATCTTCAGATTTTTCTCCAACAAACTTTTTATCACCAAGTATTTCACCATAAAGTTTTCTACCACCTTCGCCTTCTACAACTTTTATATTTGTTATATCGTCTTCGTGGATTTTTTTATTTCCTTCAGCATCTGTTTCGTGCATTTGAGGATAATAACCAGGCATACCTTTCATAAAAGCTACAGCTTTTTCTGAAAAGTTAGTTGGCGTGTCTTTGGTACCTCGCTCTTTTATTCTGAGCGCGTCCATTTTAAATTTGTTTTTAGTGCTAAATATTCCCATTATATTTTACAGTCGTGCATATTGATAAACCAATTTGCTAGTTGTACATCTCTTTTAGTCGCGCCTTTACGTGACTTTAGCTTTTTAACTTTACCACAGGTTACATCGCCTCCGTATAATTTGTTTATACGAGCTTTTAGTACTCCACGGTAGGCTTTAGCCATTATTTTTATTTACCCTTGGCTTTGTATCCACTAGCAAATGCAGCTCTTCTTTGTGCATCAGATGCAAACTTCATAGGCTTCATTTCTGGTTTATACAGTCCAGCATGATGCATTTCAGCACCAGCTTTGCTAGTTACCTTAAATTCTTTACCACCTACATTAAAAGAGTCTTTACCTGCTTTTACAGCGGCAACTCTAGCTGCGTTAAAATTTTGTGGATACATGTTTGGAAATCCTTCAGCTTTCTTTAAATCAGAATCTCTAAAGTTTACTTTTTCAAACTTTGATGGCATACTGTTTTCTCCTGGTTTCATAAGATATGGCCCTCTTTTTTCAGGCTTCATATTATCGTAGTGTTTTCCTGGCATAATTTTTTATTTTAATTGTTATCGATCTATATCTTTAATCATATCATCAATAGCTTTATTAAATACTTTATCGGTGTATGATTTGTTGTTAAAAAATATACTTCGCTCACTAGTTGGTAAATCTTCCTCACCTAATAGTATGCGGTATATTCTGCTTATTAATTGCGAACATTTAAATGAAGTTTTAAAAATAGAAAATTTAATTGAAGTGCGGTTGCGATGTCTCCATACTTCGATCCAACCTTGTGATCGTAATCGTTCCCATCGCTGTTTATCCCATGACATTGTATATACGCCATCGATAAACTCTTGTCGTGTAAATCTGTCTTTACAGTCTAAATATATCAAAAGTTCAAGGTCCGCGTCTGTTAAACCGTAAGTTTTACAGGCCCATTTTCTAACGAGCCTGTAATACTTAAACAGTTTCATTTCACGCAAATCTTGTGCGTCTATTCGCATTATGAATCAAGTGTGATTGCACATGCAGTAATATTACTATTAACGTAAACAGAGTTTACATCATCAGCAATAACGATAGCAGCATCAGAATAAGCATCACCGCACGCTTTAGCAATTGATTGCATGACAGCTTTTTCAGTGTCAGCAGTAATTGTCAAAGCAACGCTATCATGCTCAGTTCCTGTGCTTCCACCGACTGAAGATTTAAATTTCAACAACAACTGGCCATCAGAAGCAACAGTAATACCTAAAAGATTACTTAAAGGATACATTGCAGCATCATCAGCAGCGTCGATGAAAATTAAAAATTTCTCTTGTAACTTTGCCATTTTGATAATTTTTAAAGGTTAAACAATAATTTCAGCACGACTATATTAAATTGTAATTGTTAACTATTCAACAATAACTACATCCCCGTGCTTTATTACATAGAAGTAGTTACCATCAAATTCTATTCCGTGTCCAGCGTTTTTATCATACCAAACTATATTATTTTCTTTAATACCTTTGATTTGATCACCAACACTGATCACCTTGCCTTTTAAGAACCTAATGTCTTCATTTTGAGACTCACTCAAAACAAATCCCTTTTCGGCTTTAGGCTTTTCTTTTATTTTATCTACTACTAAAAAACTATTTATTGCTTTCATTTATCCTCATATTAGATATTACACAATCAGCTGATATAATAGTACTAACTACTGATACAGCGTTTTTCAGCGCCGATTTTGTAACCAAAACCGGATCGATAATTCCAGACTTAATCATATTAACCTTTTTACCGGTTACTACGTTTATACCTTGACCTTTGACTAGTTTAGTAGGTTTTTCAATACCTGCGTTATCTAGTATTGTATTGAAAGGTGTTTGTATTGCCTGTAATAATAATTCTTCTCCAACATTTTTAGGCGTTATATTGTTACTAGCATTAAGTAACGCTATACCACCTCCAGGAACGATGCCTTCTTGTAAAGCTGCTTTTGTAGCATATATTGCATCTTCTATCCTGTCTTTCTTTTCTTTTAGTTCTACCTTACTATCAGCTCCTACAAACACAATCCCCACTGATCCATTAAGTATTGCTAATCTTTCTTGTTGTTTCTTTTTTAAGTAAGGATTTTTAGTTTCCTTACCTATTATATCTTTTACTTGTTTTATACGATCTTTAAGGGTTTTACCTGATTTATTTACAGTAAACACCGTATGTTTGTCATCTGTAACAGTTTTCACTGCTTCACCAAGACAATCTACATCAATAAGATCAAAGTCATCACCAAGCTCTTCATTAATAACTTTAGCACCTGTTACTATGGCTAAATCTTCAGTGCTATCCTGTTTAGTAGGACCAAAGCCAGGTAAGTCAATAAAGTTAACCTTTATATTACCTTTAACCTTGTTTGTTAATAATGCTGCTTTAGGCTGTTGCTCTAGTTCACCAACTATAAGTAAAGATCTGTTTTTCTTTATACAGTGTTCTAATATAGGTTGTATTTTACGTATATTAGGTATTGGTGACGATGTGATTAATACTAGAGGATTATCTAGCTCTGCAACACCTCTATCTTTATCTGTAACAAGATGTGGTGATTTTAACGGAGATTTTATTTGTATACCATCAACAACATCAACATATGTTTCTCCTGTTGGTGACTCTTCCATTAACACTACACCATCTTTACCTACTTGTTTATATGCTGATGATATAAACTTGCCAAGCTCTTCGTCATTATTAGTAGATATTGTAGCTACATTTTCAAGCAAGTCATCATTTACATCGATGCTTACCTTATCTAAGTATGTCATTACTTTGTCTGTAGCTGTTTTAATACCTTGCTTTATTTCTCTAACGTTATCAGATTCTCTAGCACTTGCTATTTTTAAAAGCGAATGAGCAAGGACAGTAGCCGTAGTGGTACCGTCACCTGCTTCTTTCACAGTGTTATTCGCCGCTTCTTTTATAAGTGTTGCACCTATATTTTCAACCGGGTCAAATAAGACAACAGATTCAGCTACTGTTACACCGTCTTTTGTTATCACCGGTTTACCTAATGCATCTTCATAGATGACACATTTTCCTGAAGCTCCAAGTGTAGACTTAACTGCGTTGTTCAGTTTTTCTACACCTTCAATAATTCTCCACTTAGCATCATTGCTAAATGTAAGATCTTTTACGATCAAACTAGGTTGATTATATTCCATTTAATTAAATTTATTTTATTCCTATTTAAATTCCTTAACTACTTTCGGTCCTTTGATAAAATCTAATCTTTTACCATAATGCTCGATGCTACCATCAATAGCAGCTTCTGCTCCGTCTATAGTCTCTCTTCTTGTAACGTCTACCCAAACTTCATCGAAGTCTTGGTATTCGGTTTGATAAAATCCATTAGGTAGCTGGACTATACGCCAGTTCTTCTTATCAGCTAAATGCTTCCAGAATTTAATGGTTTCTTCATTGATTTGTGGTTGACTAGATGTACTAGTCCTGTAATAAAAATACGTCATTGTATTGGTTTTTAGGTTGCAGAGGTATAGTTTATTCTTTTTTCGTACCGCGTCCTCTGTTTCCACGGTTCGATTTTACGCTTACGAACCTCTTGGTTTTGTGGTCGTAATCTTTACCACGTATGTTCTTTCCTGCTTTAATAGCAGCACGTCTCTTACGTTGGTTTTCAGCTCGCATCTTCTTACGTCTCGCACTGTTAGCGGTTTTTAAATCTCTACGTTTCTTAGCCGCTCTAGCTCTAAGACTTAGTTTCTGCTTTGCCATACTATAATATATTACATGTATTTATAGTGTTTTAAAATAATGGTGACAATTGCCTATTACTATTAGGATCTATATAGCTAGTGTCACATAAAAAAAGTTGTTAGATATATTGGAGTAAAGTATTGCAACTCTTCTCTCGTACTTTTTTTGTATAACAAAATGCATTATACTAAAGTGGGGGCCCCCTTTTATATATAAATTTGTAAAAATATTTCACCTTTTACTTTATATTACTACTAATTTTTTTAAATATTACTTACTATGTTTACAAACTTACTACAAATGTTGTAGATAATATATATGAGTTTAATAAATAATAATAATTTAGATAATGAGAGTGAGTGCGGAATACTACTAACAACAAATTAATAAGTAAACAAACAATATACTTTTACAAACTAAATACATTACACTAAAGATAATATAAACGTAACTAAATAATAATAACTTAAAACAATTTACTATGAGCAATTTAATTTCAAAAAGATTTGTCGTAAGACAATCACTAGTCGGCAAAAATCAAACTATTGAATTCACTAATAAAAAAGGTGATACAATAACTTACAATCACGACAAAGTCTTCTCAATTATGAAAGATACACTAACTAAACTTCCATGTTGGTTAAAGTACAAATCATACACTGCAACTAATAATATACCAGTTGTACTAAGAGGTAAAGAGTTAGTATAATCTAACTCAACCTCAACAATCGTCTTGGAGCAGAGGTGGGTTTCGATTACTCACACGATTACAAATCAAATACTAATACTAATAGATAATATAATAAAAAATGAAAAGAAAATTTACACACTACGTAATCAATACGGTACTAATTGGCTTAACTACATTGTTCGCTTTCGGTTTTGTAAACCTAGTATATCACTTAGCGTTCAATAATCCAACTATAACATTTGGCGGATGGTAAGAGCAATAAAAGATTTTATATTCTTAGTGTGTTTATTCACACTACTATATGTGTCACTATGGATATTCTGTCCATGTTAACAAGCAATTATGAGAAAATATAAAAGTAAAAAGATTATAAAGCTAACTCGTCAACAAATAATGATGATAGAAGACGAGTGGTATGATAGATACAATAAAGTATTTTACAAACAAAATACAATGTTAGTTCGATAATAATAATAAAAACTATGAATAAAATCAAAGTCAATCAATACAACTCACTTAAACAACCAATTTCTTATACATTATACTATGCAAATGGCGATGTTGAAGTAGTTGACAAAATAATAACTAGTAGCTACTATGATAGTTCTGACCAAAGTTGTCACTCATATCGCAAGTTCTACAAAATAAATAATACACTATATGCCTAAATACTACGAAGATTTAACACTAGAACAAATGTTTGAGCAATATGACCACACTTATATGATGAGTGATGACACTCGAGCATACGAAAATGGCAGACGCCAGCGTGAAATATGGTCAGCTAAGCTTGAAAAACAAGGTGGTTGGACAAAAGAATTAGTAAACTTGTACAACAAGTATGCACCAAATGACGATCACTTTCAACTTGACTGGAATTTAATACACATTTCACTAAAGCAAAATAAGGCGGGGTAGAGCAGTGGTAGCTCGTGAGGCTCATAACCTCAAGGTCGGTGGTTCGACTCCACCTCCCGCAACTAAATTTAATAACTATGACACAATATCAACTAGAACAAGAAGCACTTGAGAACGCATTTGTAAGACAATTGCTTATTAAGTACAATATTAAAGAAGTAACTACGCAAAGACAAGCGATCAATGGTACAAGAGAATTTGAATTTCCTGCACCTCCTGGATTTAGATATTACAATGGTAAGATAAAAGCAATACCAGGTAAACTAAGATTAGCTTGCTTTAAATCAGGTTATGTAAGAAAACAAAATGGTTGCTACACTCCGTATCAACTAAACAAACAATACAAGCAAGAAGTCAGAACTACGTTCTTGATCGACGGTAAGCTAGAAACTAGAGCATATTTAAGTTTAGCAAGAGTCAAAGTATGGTCAGGTCTTGCTAGATTAAACTATATGTTAGAATACTATTTAAGAAATTACAAACAAAATACAAACAAAGTAAGATAATATATTTGTATGAAATGCAAAAAATGTTATAAAAATATAATACCTCCGCAGCGCCTCGCACTAGGTTATACCTCTTGCGTCTCTTGCAGCACCATTCAACCTTATGGCTGTGTGGCTATAACATACCACAAAACCGGCAATACTATTCAAATTATGCCGAAGGAGCAGGCGAAACGTGTAAGAAAGCTTGGCGCTAGACGAGGTTATGGCACATGTTTAAGATAATACTATGGCAAAAATAAAAGAAATACATTACGCAGCGAGTGAAATAGCTGACGATATAATAAAAGAAATATACAAGCAATGCGATTGGCAAGTCGGCCAGTTCTTACCCGATAACAGTGAGGGCAATGAAATAAACGAAGCTCATAGTTACATGATGAGAACGGTCGCTCGCCACATTGCTAACAAACTAGATGTAACAACTAATAAATACTACGATGAGTGATTCAGTAAAAGCATGGCATGATATGCAAGACGAAGAAAAATTAAAGACTATTGAAGAGTCTAATGAAAGAAGATATTTATGGATACTAGACTTTGAAGAAGGCAGAGTATTCATGTATAACATTAACAGAACAGATTTAGAACATGAGCATTATGAAGATATAATGGAACTAAAAGGCCATAATCCAAGTAATTGCGAGTGGATGATTTGTAAATCAGACAAGATATATAACTAGATAAAGCATTGATGCACCTTATAACTAGTTAGGTTTGATCACCTATGAGTGACATAAGGTAACTAAAGCAGATGTAAGTCTTTATCTCCCTCACGGGAATACACGGTAAGCTTCGTGTTGAAAACAAGTGAGGGATATGGGCGTGATAATGGTATTGACCGAGACGTGGTAACAGTAAGTGTATGAGGTTCTTAGCCCTCCACTGAATCCAACCGAGTCATGGTAACGCAGGTTCGAGTCCTGCCACGTCCACAATACAATATAAATACGACAATAGTCGGATAATATATACGAACAATTAAATATAATAACAATGAGTAAAATGAAATCCCTTTATGACCAGTTATTGCCTGAAGTAAAGCTAGACTTAAAAGTAAGCGCTAGACAATACTCTACAGCAAAGCTACTAAAGTATACTCTTATGTCAAAATCTATATGGTCAGAGTTGTCCATATCTGATATTAATGACTTAATTGGCTACACAAGTTTAACAAGCTATAAAATGTCTCCTTATGACTTTATGTATGGCGAAAATATAATCAAGAAATAATGGAATTACTAACAGACGAAATAATACAACAGGCTCTTGAAGCTGATGGTATTATGATGGAACCAGACGCGCCTTGGCTTCTTGAATATATTAATTCAGAATATGGCGGCAAACTAGATACCACATCTAATTGGTGTGATGACAAATACAAACTAAAAGTATACAGTGAATCAACAGCTGATGGCTATGATATATACTGGTGTACTCATGATGAGAGACCTTATGTATCACAAGATGGTTATCAATACGAAGACTATTCACAATGGTCTGAAAGAGTTATAGAAGAACTAACTAGTGGCTCTGATGCATGGATAGAAAGACATATATGGGACGATATGGAATATGATTTCAACCATGAACTAGAACAATGGTGGTCAGATGTATACGAAGAACTAGAAAAAGATAAAAAAGATGAGTTATTAGACTCAGGTGAATATACAGACAATGAACACGATGAATAAACAAGAAAAACCTAAATGGTTCAAAGGCGCATGGTATGACACAGGTGGTACAGTGCGTAACCCTTTCAGCGGTGCAGAGTACGAGCTGACAGGAGCAGAGTTATCTATGTATAACTTTATTAAAGGTGCTGAGTATACAATAAACGTAAGTCTTGAGCGCTCAGGTGACTTCTATGTAGAAGATCCTACAATGGTTAAATTACAAAAAGAAATGATAAAAGGCTTAGACTGGTTTAGATCAGAAAACTCTAAGGCTTATATGGTATTACTAGATTAATATGACAACAGAAAACTTTAATGCGATAGTACATGAGTTAGACTCACACGCGCAAGAAACAATGAACAAGAAAGGTCCTGAGTATACTATGCAGGACAGTGATGTACTTAACAACTTTAAGTCTACAGCTAAAAAACTAAATGTAGACCCTTTAGTTGTATGGTATGCTTACTTTGATAAGCAAGTTAGTTCAGTTGCTGCTCACGTTAGCAACCACGATCTAAATAAAGCAGAGCCTATGATTAGTAGGTTTGGTGATATAATAAACTATGCAAAGCTTGGCTATGCGTTGTTTGTAGAAAGAGATGGAAATTATCACCCATGATGTGTAAAGATGTTATGATGACTTTATTATCTCTTATAGAAAAAGAGATGAAACGAAGAATCGAACATTCATACTTTGAAGAAGAGTCTGATAAATGGAGCAAGTTCCATGATTATATCAGAGAAATACGTTTAACAATTAAAAAAGGCGGAATAAAATGAGTACAAGAAATTTAACAATGGTAGTTCATAGAGACTACGCACAAAATCATGAGCTAGGTTTTGCTGCTCCACCACAGGTGTACAGTGACAACAGCTATGTAAATATGTATTTGCATCATGATGGTTATCCACAATGGCAAGGCGTACAGTTAGCTAACTGGTGTAATGCTAATGCTAGACAAGATGGTAGCGCAATGGCAGCTAAGTTAGTACACGATATGTACTATGACAGTTGCTACTTATATCATGATTTAGAAGCTATAGACCATAATTATACTTATGTAATATGGACAGGTAAACAAGATATATGGATTAGTTGCTATGATCAGTATACTAGTAAAAACGTATTTGTGTTAACACCTGATAAAATTATAGAGAGATATAAAGATGATATGGAATACACTGATTTTGCTAATGGTGAAATAAGAAATGAAGACAGTAAAATAGCTGCTGCTAGAAAATTATTAGACGCATTACAATCTTAATACGAATGGACTTGGATAATATAAATGACAAAACAATTGATATGATAACTGATGCGGTTATCAAAAAAATGCTTTACAAATTCAAACAAGAGTATCATCAACTAGAAACACCAATGAGTATCGGTGATCTAATGAAAGGCTATATGCCGTTCAGAGAAACTGAAGAAGAGTTCTTAGTTGCTGAGCTTGCTAGGCTACATACATTACTAGCTATGTACGAAGGCAATGAAGAGTTTATGAAAGCAGCAATAATAAAACGAAGAATAGAAATAGTAGAAAATAAACTTAATAACCTATGATAAAACCAATGCTAGCACATAAGTTTGATGACAGTCGTGTTGACTGGTCACAACCTGTGTATATACAACCTAAACTCGACGGCGTTCGCTGCGTGTTTACAAAAGATGGTGCGTTTTCACGTACCGGTAAAAAATTTATGAACGTCAAACATATTGAAATGGCGTTACAATCGTTCTTCAAGCAACATCCTAATATTGTGCTTGACGGTGAATTATACAATCACAAACTAAAACGTGATTTTGAAAAGATTATATCATTAGTTCGTAAGCAAAAACCTACCGCAGACGACAGGCTTGATGCTCAACATCTCGTGCAGTTTCATTGCTATGATTATATCG